AGAAGTTCGGTGGACTACGATTCTATATGACCTGCGGGACTGACGAAATCTTTGACCTGATTTCCGAAGCAGAAGCCTTATCTTACAAGACCTGTGAAGAGTGCGGAGAGCCGGGAGAAGAAAGAAACACAGGCTGGATTCGAACTCTTTGCGATACATGCCACAAGAACTGGGATAAGATTCGAGCAAAGAGGTGGGAAGAGTGAAAGTCGGTGATTTGGTGAAGAGAAATACGTGGGATGATATTGAATACAATCCACACAAAATTCAGCGCTCTATGGGTATCATTATTTCATATGAAAAAGATAAAGAAAGCCTGGGCGGTGCTGGCATTGGTGTGGCGTTTTCTGATGGAATACACTATGAGTATTCTCATCATCTGGAGGTAGTCAATGAAATCGGGTGATTTGGTTCGTGGGTGGTGCCAGGAGACGACGCTGGGTGAGCAGGTAGGGATTGTTATTGAGATTGTGCGGACCCATCCGGGGATGGAGCTTATTCCGCCAGCCGCCAGAGTCTTGTGGGCATCAGGTGAAATCGGAAAAGAATGGACAGATGATGTCGAGGTGATCAGTGAAAGTTAAAGATTTAAAAATTGGAATGATACTTAGGCCTATGAACGATAGCCAAGTCTTTGGGGAAACTTATGCCGGAGAATGGCTTCAGGTTACCAACAAGTACACGAGGAGCGGGCGCGAATTCTTGAAGCCAAGTTTTGCGATGTACCTGGGAACAAAAGAGGATCTGGCCGATATTGACACTAAGTGGTCTGACAAGTTTGTTTTATTTAAAAATAAGATTCTAGCTGTAGACCCGTCAGCGTGGAGATATATTGAGGAGGTAAAATGAAAAACGGAAAACTTGTTCGAGATCTTATACCACAAATAATTGAAGAGACCGGATCATTTTGCGCTAGTTCACTAGTAAAGAATTCTGAAGAACATCACAGTAGACTCAAAGATAAGATTATTGAGGAGGCTCAGGAGTTTATTGAGAATCCGTCATATGAAGAGGCAGCGGACATGGTAGAGGTTATCAAGGCGTTCTGCCACTTGAACAACCTGGAATGGGAAGTGGTGCTGGGTGTTGCTGTGAATAAGCAAGAAACACACGGTGGGTTTCATATAGGCACTATCTTGGAGAGAGTTGAATATGAAATCAAAGACTAAAGAGAGCATTAGTTATAATATCGATATAGAAAAGACCACAGCTGGTAGACTTCAAGCTGGTGACGTCTTTCTATTTAGAAAAAACGTTTGGACAGTTATGAATAGATCCGAGAGTGGGAGGTTTGTTAGAACCCTTCTCGGAAAATATCATGAGTCTAAAACTATTCCCCCCGATGCTAAGGTAAAGAGAATTGTATCAATGAAGAGATCTAGAGATAAAAGTGGGTAGGTCGTGAAAGAGGGCGACCTTGTTAGATTTAGGTGGGAAGAATTTCCGAGAAAAAATCCTAATGACTGCGGAATATGGAGGTGGAGAATTGGACTGCTGATAGAATACCAGACCTGGGAGAAAGTAGCAACAATTTTATCAGAAGGAAAGACCTTTAGGATTCAAGGAAGTGAAGTTCAAAAAGCAGGAAAAAAAGATATAGAAAGATTTAAATCATTTTGAATGACGGGGGTGTACATCTACTTTCTGGTGATTATAATTTAAATAGGTTAGGAAATTGCTTAATGGATTTCTTAGACCTTTAGTTAACTTGCTTAAAAAAGGAGATAATACTATGAGCAACAACGCACTTACAACCTTCGGTTCTAGACCTTCGCTATTGGGTAATACTGTATTCAATAGCTTTTTTAATGATTTTTTTAGAGATGAAGTTTTCCCTTCTCATCTGATTAAATCAACGTCAGGTTATCCTGTTGCAGACATCTACACCCTGGAGAATGGATCAACAGCAATGGAATTTGCTCTTGCTGGGTTTAGCAGAGATGAGCTTACTATCGATGTCAAGCCTGAAAACCGAACAATTACAGTCTCTGCAGACTCCTCAGGTGAAAGTAGTGACAATCGAAGAATTGCTCGACGCAGCTTTACAAAGACTTATGTAAATTATGACAACAATCTGGACATGGCAAATACAACAGCTACGTTTGAGAACGGGCTACTTACTGTGACTGTTCCAACTCGAGCAGAAATTGAGCCCATTAAGATTGAGATTCAGTAATATCTTGCCGGTGTCGAACTGGCACCGGCTTTTTTTTGGGAGATTTTTGAAACTTAGTCTAAAGAAAACACTTGTAAAAGTTTTCGCCTGGAGGGTAACTTCAGTTTTAACAACTTTAATTTTTACATTATTGATTACTGGTGACTTTAGGGAAGCAACATCTTTTACACTCATGCTACATGCTATTTTAATGACAGCTCACACTATTTTTGAAATTATCTGGGAGAAAAATTGGGAGAAAAAATGAAATCGGGAGAAATTTACACGTGGCTGGATCAGGGTCCAGCTGTCCTACTAGAAGAAAAAGAGATCCTGGATCCAATTCCAGAAAAAGATCTCGACAAGTTTCTGTCTAATCCAGATTTCTGGCCAAAAGAAACAGGATGGATAGTTAGATTGATTGAGACAGATGAGATACTTCATGTCCATGCTGAAACACTTTCGCCTTCTGGGACTCAATCATGTTAACGAGGTCCAGTCTTTAAGATACATTCTTTATTGAGGTGTAGGAATGAAACTTTACTTAGCTAACGTACCTATGATTTCTTTAAAAGTCATTGAAACCTTAACAGGTGACGGGTCCATTGAAGTATCACCCGGGAATAAACAAGAAGTAGCAAAAGATCTTGAGGCGATTATGGAAGAGTTTCTTAGAAGAGATAGAAATATAAGAAGGGAGACTAAAGACATGATGTCTCGGATGACATTGCCATACGATCAGTTTGGAATGCAGAAATCTAAAATTTCAAAAAGAAAAAATCATCCCACTGGGCCTGATATAGAAAAATTTTTATCGAGACAATTTATAGAAAGCTTTATGATTTCTAATTTTGTTGATGAAGTTTATTCAGAAGATGACCACATGTATAAAAAGTTATTACAAGTCTTAAGAGATTTCCATGTAGATGAAAATGAGATTAGAAATGAAGCGATGTCTCGAATAATGAATATTACAAAGGGTACTGTTGAATATGAAATATCACTTCAGAATGCTATTAGAGAAGTTAAGAAAAAAAGAGGATTAATAAAAAATTGAATATAAAGAGCTTGCTCGTTTTTGTGACCTGCCTGTGCTATATTGGGACAGTTGACTATGTAGACGGTGATTTTGCCCGAGTCGAGATAAGAGGAGAAAGTGAAGTTTACGTCACTGATATTCCTATAGCTATGTTTCCTTGCAATCTATCTGAGGGAGACTTGTTTTACATAGACACGGTAGATGGAGTGACAGAAATTAGGTGCGGAGAGCCTGACTTGTAGACTCTTAGGGTCTTATTGTCTTGACAATAATTCCTCGATCAGAGACTTTTCTTCTTATCATTTCTGACTCAGAGTGAGTTAGCCTGATATCAGAGTCAAAATCAGATATTATTAAAAGAGTCTCCCCGGGTGACATATAATCTAAAACTTTCCAATAAGAGTACCAGATCTCTGTCCCCCCACCCGGAGATACTCTGTCAAGAGACCTGTTTTGAAAACATCTTTCAGCCGTTGAAAGATATATTCTACTTCCCGGCTCAAATGATGCATTAATTATACCTGTCCATCTTTGCCATTGTCCACTCATTGAGCCTGAGGCATCTATTAGATAGACATCAGCCGGTATTTTCTCAATCCTTGTTGTAACCGATCTGCTTGTATGAACTATTATATCTACCCTTCTAGCTTCAGGATCATGACTTCTTGATCCTTCGCCAGCTACCACGCTGTTGATTCTACCTCTGGGAATATTTCCATCAATTTCTTGTCTAACAGAGCCAATTCTTCTTCTTGCCAGATCTGAGTTGTGACCTCTTGTTCCACACCCATCAGTGTAGCCTACAAGGGTAATTTCTCTGCTTCCCGTTTCTGACATAATTTTGGATATATTTTGAATTTTATTTTCCTGAGAACCTATGATTTGATTGGAGTCTTCTGTAAAGTAAATTGAAATTCTTCTTTCTTCGGGAAGCAGAGAGGTTACTGGATCAGGAACTTCGCCGGGTGATGCCCTGCAGAGACAATGTAACGCTATGCATCTTGATCCTCCGTGAGTTCTGTTATCAACTTGAACGCCGTGCCTGCTGAAATCAGGTTGTCTGGCTGATTTATTTGAAACATCAGCGGGAAATAGCATTAATAAAAATAAAAGTAGTCCTATAAACAATGTGAATGCCTAAATTTAAATAATTTAATTAATAAGTATTACTATGCCAAAAATAACAGAACAAAAGCTTAGATCCATTATAAGACAAATTTTACTCGAAGATGTCCCAGGCGGCTTTGAAGTCGAGGATCTTGGTGGGATCGGATCCTGGATTTCTGATCCCATTGATAAATACAAGGGTCGGTCTGATGTGACTGGCGAAATGTTCAAAGTGGCCCCTGAGACTTCAGACATTAGACTATCAAGATCTTCCCAAGACGTGAGACGGTTTGCGTCTGCCGTTGGAATAGTTTCAGATAGAATGGGATTCGAAACTCCTGTAGTCACATCAGGAAAGAGAAGTGCTCAAGGTCAAGCTGTTGCCATGCTTATGAAATTTAAGAACGGTGAAGACTTACTTGATCTTTACATTTATGAATGTTCTGAGTGTCTAGAGATTGTCGGAGACGAGTCTGCGGCAACTGAGTTGATCAACAGCATAATCGATATCTTTTCCAGCATGTCAGGAGATGAGGGACTAACAGAGAGAGATGCCATCCGAGACGTAACAGCTTTGCTAAGAAGGATAAAGATATCTGCTCATCAAGCTGGTATGGCAATCGACTTCAGGCCAACACAGGGTCTATCGGAGATCTTTGAAGCCCTTAGAAATTATGCTTCTTTTAATATAATAGATGAAACAAATAGACCCGGAGCTTCTCACTGGCATGTTTTTGTCAAAGAGTTTTCAAGAAGCGGTTATGAAGATGTAGTTGGAAATGTACAGCGCCGAGACCCAAGATCTCAAGAGGGCATTGATCCGGATCAAGACATAGACTAGATCGAGATAATCATGTAATATCTCGTGAGCTGTGGTATAATATAAACATCAAAAGGAGATTTTTTTATGCAAACTCTTATGAACACTTTCCTGATTCTTTCTATTGGTGTGGTAGTAGTTTCTTCATGTGGGCCATCTGGCAATGAAGCGATGACTTCCAATAGAGAGCTTTCATCAAGCTTGTGCTTCGATGAAATTGACGGCGATGGCGATGGCAAAGTAGATTGTGAAGATAGTGATTGCTGCTGGGCATGCTTGCCAGACTGCGGCGGAGATCCTGATTGTAAGGGTGAGGACTGGGTCATGAAACAATTGGTTGAGAGTGAGACCCAGCAATCCCTGTAGGATTTATATTTTTAACCTGCTTTGTAATAATTATTTTATATTGTAGGTAGTGCACAATGGCTTGTGAAAAAGATCTCGATCGGGGAATGACATTCACTGAGATCCACCGTTCTCTTGTAGAAAGTGATGCTGTATCAGAAAATGAGGCTATCTTAATAGTTGATGGGTACAGACAAAAAATCTATTTAATGGAAGGGGGGGAAGTTTCCGCCTCTTATATGTGCAGTACAGGATCCAGTGGCTTCGGAAATGAAGAGGGTAGTGAAAAGACATCAACTGGCCTGATGTATGTCTCCAGAAAAATAGGTAACGGTGAACCTATCGGGAGAGTCTTTCAGTATAAAACTCCGACGCAGTACATTCTACCTGAAGACGCAGGTGAGTATGCATGGGTTTGTACAAGGATTCTTGTTCTTTCTGGGCGCCAGCCAGAAAATAACAATGTCTACCAGAGAGCAATATACATACACGGAACAAATAGAAAAAGTAGACTCGGCCTGCCGGCTAGCGGAGGATGCATTAGAATGAGCAATGATGGGTGCATCAATCTGTTTAACAGAATTTCAGTTGGTACAAAGGTTTTTGTTGCTTCGTCAAACCCGGAAGATAATCCCCCGCTTCCCTGTGGGGATGCTGATAGATCTCTACTTCAAGTTGCTAAAGATAAATATGCACAAATATTTAGAACCCCTGACCCCTATGAGGGAGAAGATGACATCGGGTCTGAGCCAGAGCATGATTAAACGAGCTTGGGAGAATATGTATATCTGTCATCTATAGGAGTTTTTTGATATGACAGGAATACTACAATCTCTCGGAGACTTTGTTCTCAGCGTTTTAGAATTGGCATGGGGTCTCTTGGTTTCAGGATTTGATCTTGTGTGGGGAGTTCTTTACCACCTCCACGTCGACGCACCTAGACTAGAAGGTCTTCTCATTGGTGTTGGACTAGCTTGGCTACTCTCTCGAAGAGATAGACATCCATTGCTTAGGGCTTTAAGTGCACCCCTGAAGCTTGTTATTGATATTTTAGATCTTGCCTGGGATCAGTGTGCAGAAGTCGTCAAGGATGTCTGGGGCGTCGTGTGGGACTCAGTTACCGGAACAGCCGGATGGGCAAGAGATAGGGTTAAAGGTGCTTACGGATTTTTGCTAAGATCTCTTCGAGGCTTTAAGAATACCCTTCTGAGGAAAAGGTGAGAAATGAAGAAGCTTACTGCTAGAGAACTTCGAAGAATCATTCGAGAGGAGACAATTTCGATCGGAGGTAGAGAAATGGATGTAAGTGTTCAGGGCGGGGATATCTACGTTGATGAAGACTTGGACGGTAAAGACGATTATCAGTACTCTGCTAAAGTCATGGGCAGGGGCGCAGATATTAGTGATTTCTCATATGACACCGGGACTGAGACGCTCAATGCAAAGGGAAGCGTCGGGCTCTTTGGGTTTGACGAAGATATGCCGCCTCCTGATGCTGAGGACATGGCCAGGGACCTTGGAGATGATGAGATTATAATATCTAAGAATGATGGCGGTCCGGCCTATGATGTTACATTAACAAAGGTAAATGAGGTTCGTAGATTAATAAGGATGCTAGTGCGTGAGGAGATCATAAGAGAGAGATGAAGATTACCCTCGCTAAGCTAGAAAACCTTATTAATGAAGAGCTAAGAGCTCTTAACGAGGCTCCTTCTATGCCATGGGAAGATGATTTTGGCTGGGATGATGTGGGAGGATGGGCAAAGACTGCTGCTATCGGCGGACCGTCTTCGGCAATTGCGCTTGCGCATGCAAAGACTGTCGGGGCAGCATCTGGTGAGTTGACCAAGGTTGCATGGAATAAGCTTGGGCCGTCAAATGCGCAGATCATTGCTTACCTAGATACCTGGGCAATGGAGCACCCTACAGTGAAGAAGCTAGTGGCCTCGGAAGGCAGGGGCATAACACGATATCTTCTTAAAAATCTCCCAGAGCCTACAAAATCAATAACCCTGACACCGTACAAAGGGAAGAATGTTAGCATTAAAGTCATTCTGGACACAGACGGGGATGCATCTGTTATTCTTCAAGCCTCCTTCGCTCGCCAAGGTGTGACCCTAAAGTATGACCTTGATGATCTTCTTCTCAATTATCTTTCAACTGATAGTGGATTTGATACATGGACAGCCGGGTTTGCATCTTCAATTATTGAACAACTCGAGCCAATGATCCATAATCTGGTGGCCACAAAAGACACGCTTGACAAGGGGGTAAAATTTATAACCACCGCGGGTGGCCTCCTCGGAGATGAAGAAGATGAGGGTGATGGTGAGGAAGAGACCCTTGATGTTCAGGCCGTGATAAAAGACGTAAGGAGAAGAATAAACGGTCAGATTACCAGAAACATAGTTCCCCGCAAGAGCGAAATAATCTCAGGAGTCGAAGAGATATTTGACGGTGTTAAATCTTTTGTTGAGGATCATCCGTCCTACATAGTAGGACATTACGTTGTCCAGTGGCTGTCAACCCTCGATGTACCCGGTGACTGGCAGTCGGAATGGGAAACCAGGGCAGCCAAAGAAATAGCAGAGATGATTGAATCTGAAATGGAGTCTGCTGACTTGTTTACAAAAATAGGAAAAGCTCTTCAACCTCTCGATCGTGCCATAGAGCAACAATTTGGCATGAATGAAAATATACACAACCAAAAAATCGCTATGACAAAAACGGAGATTAGACAAATCATACGAGAAGAGCTGAAGATAGGCTTTGAACGCCTGCCCGGAGGTTCCTATAAGATGTATGATCCTGATCCAGACGATTCTACTTTCACCATATCTGCCGAGCCTCTAAGAAATTCCGAGGTAAGGCTTAAGATAGAAGAGTATTTGGGATTTGATAGTGAGAAAGATATCGATCGATTTCTTCGAATTCACAATGAGCCTCTAAGCATGATATTCTGGCATGCACAGAAACAAGGCGGTGAGCTATTATCAGCTTGGGATAATGCCAAGGATTATATTGATACCATGTCCGAGAAAGATATGCTAATGAAGAACAGACCTATCCGCCAAAAAAGAATTGCCAAGCAGATCATAAGTGAAGATGTTGATCGAGACAGTGAGTCACAAGGTGACATAGTCGGTGAGCCTCCGGGAATGCCGGATCCTACAGCATAATATCATGTAAACATTCACTTCTTGTTGTATAATAAGGGAGTGAGGTTAGTCTTATGAAACGAACACTTCTTGTCTCTGCTGGTTTAATTCTCGGCTGCGGAGAATATGTCGCTGAGTTTGGTCATCATGTTATCAATAAATCGCACTGGTCAAAAAGTGTGTTTGATGCTGCAGTACATCTTCAGGACAAGACAGATTTTAACAACTGGATCGCAGATGAGAATCTTGATCGTGACTACCAAGACTTTCTTATTTATCTTGAAGAGAACAGCGTGCTGGATGCAGTTGAACCTTGGCAACTTATGAGACAAGGGACAGACTGGGAAGATGTAGGTCACTCACCGTTTTCCATGCCACCGAGAGATAAGTGGCATGAAATATTGCCGACTTTAGAATTGATTAGAGATGAGATTGTCCCTAAGGTCGGGGCAGTTGAAGTCGTGTCAGGATACAGAACTAGAGAGTACAACTCTGTTGCCGGGGGAAGTGTAAATAGTCAGCACTTATATTTCTCTGCTGTTGATTTAATTCCCAAGGAGAGAATAGGCAGGGATGATCTTGTAAGCAGCCTTAGAGGTATCTACGTTGAATCTGGTGATCACCGACACATGGGCTTGGGTATATACTCGAATGTTAGATTCCACGTTGACACGCATAGAAAGAGGACGTGGTAAAATTGTGGAGTAATCTCTTAATTGGTGTTACTTTCTTTATCGTGCTTCACGTTATGGTGTGGTTTAGTACAAACCTTCAGTTTGTCAACTCTGAAATATCCGATAAGAGTCTCTTAATTTCTCTTTTCCTTGCTATTCCAATTTCTCTTTGTGCATATTACGGTAGTCGATTTACTTATACAGGACTAGACAGCTCGGTCTGGGCTGTGAGATTTATTGGGTTCGGGACTTCATATCTTATTTTTCCCATTCTGACTTGGGTTATTTTGAAAGAATCAATGTTCACACCAAAGACCCTTGTTTGTATTTTGCTTTCAGCAGTTATAGTTTGTATTCAGGTTTTCTGGAAGTGAAAATTAAGGAATTTACTGTAGGAGACTTGGTTTCAATTCGGCCAGGACCCGGTGAGATGTCTTGCGGAATAGTAGTTCGAAACGGCAGGTGTAGCATGTATGACCCGTCAACACCAGGCAGATCCTTCTATGTCTACTCCGTTTTGGTTGAAGGAGATGTTCAGTATGTTCCAGAAGATTACATGACCTTGCAAGAATGAAAAAGACAAGATACAAACCAGGAGACATTGTTCTTGTCAAGTCTCCGGCTGGAGACTGCATCCCTAGAATTCACGTCAAACTTTTAAAAAGAGTTGTAGTGAAACCCCGGCCAGGGAAAAAAATCGGGATAAGAACTTCAATCGACTGGCCCGGATACGCTGGCTGGGAGGCAACCCCCGTGTTTCAGGAAGAGATTGATGTACTTAGAAAAGTGTGGTCAATTCCTTTTACAACTCCCGGTAAAGACGAGACCTGGGTATACGAAGAAAATATTATTAAAAAGCCTAGAAACCCCAAGCCTAATATTAAAAAGAAGTCAAAAAGGAGGGGGTCAGCTGTATTAAGAAAAAAATCTACAAAGAGATCATAATTATCTGGTAATCTCTGATCAGGTATCAATGATAAAAAAACCTCTAAGATATGAACCCGGTGACTTATGCCTCCTGCTAAGTGCAGTTACAGGAGAAGTATTGTCAGGATCGAGTTCTGTGTTAATACTTGAAGAGAAAATTGGTTACGCTAACGCTCCGGGATATTCTCATAAGCCTGGGTATGTGTATACTATTCTATGGGATTCGAAAATAGAAGAAAGAATATCACCCGAATGGCTTACCCTTTTTGTTAAATTGTAAATTTTCATTTGTTTTGTTATAATTCAAATATGGAAATGCATAAAGAAAAATACGAAGAGTTGTTGCTTCGTTTTGCAAAAGAACTGCACGAAGTGGGTGTAACTGAAAATGTTAAGAAGCTCATCGAAAGCAAGTATACAAGAACTCCCAACATTGCTTCTGCGGGTGCCGATGAGAATACACGTAAATTTACGTATCGTCACAATGGATACGAAATTGAAGCAGTCCAAAACGTCAAGCTTACTATAAAAAAGGTATCACAGTGAAACAGGTTTGGTTATATGAAGACTGGAGAGATATAACCATAAGGGATATGAGGGAAGCTTTTGTAGAGAGATCTCGTAAATCTCCCAGGCTTGGTGATCTAAAAGTATTTGACCTTTGCTGCCTTGCCTGTGAGCAATCTTCTCCCGTGGGCCTCTACGCATTTACTAGAGATACTGATGTCCTGTACGTCGGGAAAACTCACGGGAGATCTTTGCAAGAAAGAATGATATCACATATTGACAACAGGAAGCCTGCTGAAGGCTCTCCCCATCTTGCCCAGCTTGTTTCAACCCTTGTTAAATCGAACGGGTGCAGCAATGAAAGTGAAGCTGTGTTTCATATTCTCAATATGAAGGTTACGTGGCTTCCGGTACCTTCGGGTAAAGAATCACTAGAGATTTTAAAGAAATCAATAGCCCTGATCGAAAGAAGACTTTTATGGAAACAATGCTTAGATCCCATTTATAATTCGCCTAGGGTGAAGAGGAATAATTCATTTACTATCAAGGGAAAGCGATATCATCTTTCAGAATCTGATTTAGTAGGAGAGTTAGTTAAAAATGAGATTGTTTAGGTGGATTAAAAATAGGCTTAGGCATAAGCTACAACACTTGAAATGGTCAACTATTAAATCGACAATGAGAGAGCACGGTCTCTCTCTTGTGGTAATTATAATTGCTTGGGAAATCATTGAAGATATTTTATTCCCTCTGCTTTTTATATTTCTTGGAAATCATATTCATCCCATCTTTTATGCTGGTGTGCCCGGTGCATGGTTGCTATGTGTACATTGGCTTGCTGTTCCTTTGATTTGGAAATGGTGGATTAAAATTCGTGGTGAGAAAAATGTTGAACCTGAGTAGTGCTGGCTTAGCAGTGATTTCTATTTTGCTGTATGCAGGTATTTTATTTTTACGAGAGAGGATTGAAAAAAATGAAGACAGTTGACAAGAAGAAAAGAAATTGGGCAAAAAATAGAGAGATTCTTAAGTCTATTCCGAACCCAAGCAAAGAAGCATATGAAATTAAGATGAAAATTCCCGAACTCACGTTTGAAGGAGTCAGGGGACAGCCTGACTTTGCAAAGCTTTATATTACCTTTTATCCCGGAGATAAGGTTATTGAATTGAAATCTCTTAAGGAATATTTCTTTGCATTTCGTAGCCAGCTATATTCGTATGAAAGAGTTATAAATGTGATTTATGACGATATGGTAGCTGCGTATGAGCCCTCTAGGTTGCGCTTGGTCATGACATGCAATCCAAGAGGGGGAATATCATCTAAGCTGACAGTGGATTCAGATTGGGTTGCAAGAGGCGGAGAAGATACATTCAGAGATTGGGTCGGCCAGTCAGATGAATGGTAAGAGTGTTCATGAATGGAATGTGATAGTTGTCAATGAATACGGGTTTCCAAGAAAACCAGCTGAAGAGTTTCAGGTATTTTCAAAATCCCTGATGGGTGCCTCGATACATGCGAAGAATAAAATCAAAAAAGATTTCCCAGGGTGGAAAGTTAAATCAATATGGTGGATGGATCCCAATAGAATTAGGAGAGAATAATGTGAAATTAATACTAATTAAGAGTTTATCTTTTGTAATTCTTCTTGTTTCTTGTACGTGGTTATCTCTGTTTCTCGGAAACATGATCACTTTCTGACAGGGTTTGAATAACCGCCAGATCACAGGCAAACTCCTCCGACAGCCCGGTCTCCGGACTGTTCCACTTTTCCTCAGACCATCTCACGTAGATTACTTCAAGAAGTGATTGCGTCTCCGGGTCATCTCCGATTGTTTTTGAAGCTATCTCAACTATGACTCCAATTGGTCTTTTATCATGAGGAATGACTCTTCTTGATGGAACCCTAGCTGGTGGGTTTGTTTCGAATCTCACTAGATCACCCGCTTTCACTTGCCCCCTTTCTGATAAAGTTAGTAGACTCAAATACTTATTTAAGTCTCATCGCTTGAGGGGAGTAAAGTGAAAAAGTTTTTAATCTTTCTTTTTTGTATCTTGTTTTTTTCTGGAGAGGTGAGGTCTGAAACGCCTATACACATTCCCCTAATTAATCCAGAAGATACTGAGGCACTACCTGCTAGAGTTCAGGATGCTGCACTTTTTAATAGGAGGCCTTTTATAACATCTTACTGGACCATTCCACCCTCTATTAGAATATGTCAATCATCTGGTGTGACAGAGGAGAGGCTGGAAAGTGCAGCTAATTTTTGGAGGAGGCTTGGGTATACTATCGGAAATGTCTTTGTGGACGAGGGCTCTAGTGCTTGCATGTCCGGAGGGTTGACCGGAGAGATTACAATTCTTCTGGTCAATGCTGATGTTCCAATGGGAGATAACATAGCTCTTACAAAAACGTATTATTACACAAGCTCTAGACAAATTATTAGATCACAAATCTATATAAATTCTTATGCTGCTGACAAAGAAAGAGTGTTAGAGCATGAGATAGGTCATGCCCTGGGGTGGATGCATTACAATAGGAGTTATCATATCATGCATAGGGAGTATAGAAGGGGTGGTCATAATATAACTGGCTTGAGATATAGTGAATATCTTTCTCAATCCGAAAGAATAAATCAGCAAGATGATTAAAATCGCTGTCAAGAGTAATATTTAATAATTGATCAGGTATACCTGATGAGCGCATACAATGAAAATTAATTGTCGACATCTTAGAGACTATAACATATCGTGGATTGATCACCACAAGAGGGCTGTAAAGTGGGCATGGACTATGCAAAAAGCTACGATATGCCTGACTATTCACTCAATTCTCCCCTGGGCTTTTGAATCTTACGCATCCGCTAGAGTTCACGAGATATCGAAAGAAATGAGAGTACAGTGAGAGTTACATACAGACAGCTAAGACAAATTATTAGAGAGGCTCTAGAGAAGCCTCTCCCCACGGGTGCGTGGGAGTTTACAGAAGAAGAAAGAGAAGATCTCCGGTCCATCGGTGATTGGGTTCTTCCTGCAGAGTATGAAAATATCCAAATTGATATGAAGGATAGTGAGATTCCCAAGGTTAAGAAAAAAATAATATCAGCCCTAGAGCTTCTTTCTAAAAAAGCCAGGCCGGAATTTGAGATAGTTCGAAATAATCTAAAAAAGATAACGTCTGGTGAAAAAAGCGGGATCGACATAAGAAACAAAAAATTCTCTGTATCTGATGTTTCTATTTTAGATCAGACGACCGAGTGGCTTGCAAGCATAATTTATCATGATGCATATCATGTTGAGCAAGGTGAGAAGGGCTGGCATAAAAAAGATAGAGAGACACCTGCAAATCTTAAGCAGCTAGATCTCCTAAGAAAGCTCGGAGCTGACAATGAAATTGCCCATCTCGCGGCTGTTATAAAAGCAGGCGACCACTCAGACCTTGATGGAGATGGAGACTTTGATATGGACGATTATAATTTAAGGACTTATTAAAATGAAAATCACACGTAGACAATTAAGACAGATCATCAAGGAAGAGCTAAGCAGGCTAGATGAGAGTATGAGCGTGGACACCATGGAGGCTCTTGAAAATGCTGTAAAGAGCGGCAACAGGGAAGAACTTAATCGTGTCTTAAAGATTGCGTATGAGGAAGGAATGCGCTCTTACTCTCCGGACCAAAGAGTCATAGGAATCCCTGGCAAGACAGGGGATCGACCTGTGGATCCTGATCCACACGCTGAGGTTGTCAACACACTTGTATCTCTTGTGAAAAGCATGCAAGATGACACAGACAGTGATCGTGTCGAGAAGCTAGACCCTGATCTTCTGAAAGGCGCGTATGTATCTTCAAAAGAAGATCGGGAGGCTATGAAAGATTACATTGCTAAGTTAAAGGCGAAGAAAAAGTCTATGGACACCGACGGTGACGGTGCTCTCGACGCAGATGAACTGAGAGCTATCGCTGACGATCTAGAAGGAGAAGGCCAGGATCCTCCTAAAAGCTTTAGTGTTCCATACAGAAGCTCCGGCTATCAAGGTAGGCGTATCATCTCACGTGACAGGGCGTGGCTTGAGTTTGTACCCAAGGGAAACCCGTCCCGGACTCCGGAAGACATGTTTAGAGAAGTTACCCTACTCAAGAACTGGGATCCAGAGATTCAAAAGGCTCTAGACGCCTCCGATCATGACCTCTCGAGAGGCGATATAGATCAGTACGACGTTTACAGCGTGTACGCAACGACAACAGGATAAACAGTGAAAATCACACGCAGACAACTAAAGAGAATCATTAAGGAGGAACTGGATTTACTAAATGAAGGGCAGTCTCTTGGACTTACAGTTCGTCAAGACTTAGAAGACTTTGACCAGCTGGGAGATCCCAGTAGGGACGTTTTCTCAAATGCTCACTCCGAGATGTCAGAGCTTATTTGTGATCTTCAGAGTAAAAACGATGAAGCCGGATTAAAAGATGTCAGGTCCGACTGGGAACATACTATCAATACACACCATAACAGGGGAGCCGGTGAGCTTAGTGATGCAACAAGACAAGCAGCACACGAAGCACTTGATATCCTCTTTTCTACGCAGTGCGGATAAAAGGAGACTAAAATGAAAATCACACGCAAACAATTAAGACAGATTATTGAGGAGACGGCGGGTCCCGAAGGGGCTGATGATTTTGCAATACCCCAGCTTTCAGCCCATGATTTAAAGCTTAGGGCAAGTACAGACCATGTTCTCGATCTTCGTCGTAAGATGCAAAACGTGAAATGGATGAGTCCAGAGTGGAAACGGATGCATGATGAGGTAAAAGAAATACAAGCTTCATACACAGATGTTGAGACAACCGCTACACACCCACTTGATGTGGATGGCGATGGTAAGTTGACAATATCTGAAATGAAAATCACACGTGGACAATTAAGACAAATCATCAAAGAGGAAAGATCCAAACTTCTCTCAGAAGGTGTCACTAGCGAAGCAGCAAGAATAGGAAGAGAGTTGAACAACATACCAAGTCAGGCAATGCGCGCTGTTGGCGGTGATTTTTCAAAGCTTAATGACGCAGTTAATAAAGCTCAAGAAAAAATATTTGTTGACATCTTTCTGTCATACATGGATCAGAATCTTGCAAAGATGGATCAGCGGTATGGTCTCTCACCGGGTCAAGCGCATGACGTTGCAGACAGGGCAAGGGCTAGATATCAGGATATGCTTAGCAATATGGGAGCCATCTCTACAGAGATTGGAGAGGCGATCAAGCCATTCATGAGGCTACTTGGGAAGTATTCTGAGGACATGGAGTTGGGATAGAATGAAAATCACACGCAGACAATTAAGACAGATCATACAAGAAGAGCTGGGAAGACTTAATGAAGGTCCTAAACCAGAAGGGTACATAAAAACTGTTAATGTCGGAAAAGATGGAAAAACAATAGATGACGTTCGTAATGGCTTAAAAAATCCAGCCTACGTCGACAGACTATTCATCCACGCGACATCTAAGCGCCCATCAGGACAATTCTTTATTGCTTCGCTAGAGTCGCTGGGCGGCATAGAACATCATCACAGCCAGGAAGGAAAGGATGAGCTCAAGAAACTTGCTAAAGAGAAGGGCCTCGCCGGCAAGATCATGCACCTTGACAGTGTTCTTATTGATGGAAAACCATCAGTAGTAGTAATTGAGTTATTGTAGGATAAAAAATGAAAATCACACGCAAACATTTAATAAGGATAATCAAGGAAGAGCTTCTAAGAGAGCAGTATCAACCTCATGAGCCCGGGATTAGAACTGATGAAGACGGTCTAGCCAGGTCTTACGGAAGAAGGGTTGCTGACAACGTTTATATGCATGATAATGTGGACAGAGACGGAAGTAAATATTTCGAAAGCCCCGGTGCGATGACCGGTGTGCCAGACGCTGTGCTTATCCTTACGGGATCCGGCACAGAAAGAATAAGGCCTGAGCCCACGCCTAAGCCTGAGCCCATGCCCGAGCCGGCATCTGATCCGTCGCCCACACCTGAGCCTGAACCTGAGACTCAGACCCAATACCAGCCTCGGTCATGGACCGACGACGAATCCGTTACTAAGAGCTCTATTAAGTCTCGATGGTTTCCAAAGTTCGCCAAAACTGATACAACTTCATCACCAAACGGAAGCTATGTAGATCTCGTTGATAATGATGGTGACGGGCCATGGTACGTCACACCTGGAATGGGAGGATTAGATCAGAGTCACTTCGACAGAGATGGATGGGTCTGGTGGAAGATGACCAAGAAGGGAATATATTACACACCCAAAAAGCCAGGAGGAAGAGTTGGAGACTGGGATGACAGCGGAGATTCAGATATTGCATATGCCCCTATGGAAATTAGTGCTGATCTACCTGGGGGATACAGTATCAAAAATTTTAACCTTGATAACATGTTCTATAGATTTGGCGGGAAGACCGGACTTGGCTTAGAGGGTGATATCAATCTCGTCGGATCGGGCCTTCGACCGGACGTCAGTAGGTCTAATAGGCAAATGAATCAGCTTACTGACTGGGGTACCTTGCGGACATTTCTTAGCAGACTCTTTAGAACCGGTTCATCATCATTGACATTAAATATTGACACAACTATAGGGGACGTCCCCATAACTCTTTCAGTAGGATAGATAGATGAAAATCACTCGTAGACATCTAAGACAGATTATCAGAGAAGAATTAATTAGAGAGGCAGATCCGGATACCGATGCTGATGATGCAGCTGAGCTGAGAGATATTGCAGATGATCTTGAAACACAAAGCTTGGACCCGGTCGTCGATAGCTGGATTAAATTTGTTGATAGAAACTCTGATATAAAGGACACTCTGCTTTCCGCGTGGGAAAAGATGACTACAGGTACCTCTGATCCCTGGGAGGTAGCTAGTGAAGTCGGCGAGGCTATTGGCCTCCCGTGGATCGAAAAGGGCCAGTTCTATTTGCCTGACAGGGGTAGTAAAGAAGAGGGTCTGTCTAGCGTTCGAACGGGAGTTTTATGGCATGCAAAGAAGATGAGACCTGGGAAGAAGTATCTCAATAGAGGTGAGATTGAACAAGAGCTTGAGAGGCGAAAATCTGATCGAGACACAGCCAGATCAGCAATGAAACCTGCGCCCTTAAGTAAAAAACCCTATGGGGGCGGTTCTCGTTATAGACCCTGGGGTCGGTCAACCTAAGCAAGAAAGATGAATCTTACACCAGCCCAACTAAGAGAGATAGTCATTCTTACTTTAAAAGGCAAGACTGAAGAGAGAGATCAGTTTATAAGAGAGCTTAGAAAAAGATTTGAACATTCACAAAAATATCTAAATGAGAAAACAAGAAAGAAAAAATATGTAAAATAGGATTGCAATGGAACTTATCTCGACACATTTTTGTAAAGCTGCGAACGTTGGATATCATGGAAATCTTTTTGGAGGAACTATGCTCGGATGGCTTGATGAAGCCGGAGCGATATTTGCGTGTGAGGCATGTGACACTCCGAGAATGGTGACAAAAAAAATCACTGAGGTTGTATTCAATAAGCCAGTTCGACCAGGACAAATTATAAAAATATACGGTGAAGTGGTGGGGGTTGGAAACAGGTCGATTACAGTTAGGCTAGAAGCCAGACGACACAGCGTGTACAATGGCTCTCAGCGCACTGTCCTGACTACAGATATGACTTTTGTAAGAATTGACGGTGACGGTGAGCCTATTCCTATTAGTGATAAAGTAAAATCTAAATATAGTGATTTATCGTAATATTTATCTACAGGGACAATTGATGAATCTAAAACTTTTAAGAAACATTATTAAGGAAGAAATGCTTCGTGAGCAAACTCCGAGAGAGAGGAAGCCCACGAGCTGGTGGCTAAGGCAAGAAGTTCCTGAGACTCCTGCCTCCTCAGACACTCCCTGGCGGGCACTCTCTGACGATAGCTTTCCTATGCTTACTAAAATATCTACGGGTAGCAGCAATGAGCTAATTAGATCTGGTGCGAGTAGTGAAAGCATTACTGAGTTGCAGAAAGCGCTAGTATCTCTTGGGTTTGATATTGGTAGATCTGGACCTAACAGCGACGGTGTCGACGGGAAGTGGGGCCGGAAAACCAGAAATGCTCTAATTGATTTTCAGACTGAGATGGTTGCGGACCACCCTGAGACATACACCACCGACGATATTGACGGTGTCGCAGGAGAAAAAACAGCCGCTGTCCTGCTAACATCACTCCTAGATGTACCCCCATATGATTCAGCCTCTCCAGAACCTGGGCCTGAAGATGATGATATCAGTCTTGACCTTGACTCTATTCAGAATCTTGGGAGAGTGCTGACTCCCGAAGAAGTTCCGCTGGAGCAGGTCGGTGATCAGGAGCCGTTTAGAATGGATACATCAGATGAGCCAGACGATTGGGATGAGGATCTTGCTGATGACTGGGAACATCTTCAGAATAGAACAAAAGGTTTTATTTCTGCAATGCCCGCTACTATCGCCTCAATGGGACATGCTAGAAATGTGGACGACGCAAAAGATCAGTCTGAGGACATCCTGGGTAGCGCATATAGAGATGCCTGGGACCAATCTGTAGCTGTTTATAACTTCCCATATTTGTGGGATCTTAGAGTTAGAAGACAAAACCCAGAACTTCAACCGGGAGATTATTACAAGTTCGGACAAGCCGAGGATGAGGGAAGACTGGAGATGATGCAGCAAGCTCTCAGAGATCTGGGTGCCAGCGGTGACACTAAAGGTGTATACAACAATACATCTTCAAGCCAATATATACAGGTGTTTGACGATTGGGAAGCTTTGACTGGAGGTGATCTCGATAATCATCGAAACAATCGACAAGCAGCCTATCGACTTCTTTATGATAGGATTCACGATACCTATGCTAACGGACACGGAGACGGCAAAGCAATTGATGTACCCCTTTTTCGAGGTGCAAGAGACGTTCTAGATAAGGCAGAGCAAATTGCTGGCGTTAATCACAAGACGCACAAAGAAGCCGACCACTGGCACGTAACAATTTCTGAAAATGAGGATTTAAAAATGGAAAAAGAAAAAAGAAAAATGACACTCCTGGAAAGAAACATTCAGGCATTTCTTGTGGAGTCAGACCCAGATACGGATGCTGATGATTCCGATGAGCTTAGAGATATTGCAGATGACCTTGAAGGATCTAAAAGTTACTCTATGTCTGCACAGTTGCAAGACGTTATGGGGCCCGATGAGCTTGAGGCATACGGGGCGAGTTACGATGAAGGAGGAGATCCTACAGATGATGACCCGCGAAACGACCTGGCAGATAACCTTAATAACGCTGTATACGCTGCAAAAGTTTCCAAAATGGATCTAAAGAATATAATTGATGTTCTTGCTGAAATTCTTGTTACGTCACAGGGATATGATGAAGTTGCTGTTCTTGACGCATTTAGTAGTTATGTCAGAGCTGCAGACGAGGGTGCCCACAGGTGGATGATGAGGGAAAGAAGACTATTTGAAGCTTCACGAGGAAGATGGCAGAAACTTTCTGGTCTCACAGAGTAGGGAGAGAGTTTATGAAAATTTCCGAGAAAAATCTTAGAAAGCTGGTTTTATTGGAAATCCTAAAAGAACAGTATCAGCCCCGGGACGACGACCCCGAAGAAAGCCCTGAAAGCCCTGAAGGATCAGAAGAAAATGAATCCTACCAGGTTAATAAAAGAGTTGAGAAGGCAATAAAAAAAGCTTCTACTTCCACCTTTAGGAATAGAAAATTTCGATCTCTTCTTAATAAGTTGCAGACCGTTACGGTTCCTCTTTACGGCAACAAGACGATAGATTTTAAGCTAGACCCGAAGCAGCCGACCAGCCTTCATTTTACTATTAAGAATATTGTAACAAGCCCAAAACTCCAAAATATCAACCTAACAGGAAAGGTAGATGATCTGATGAAACGTGATCCCAAGGTTTCATTGAGAATCTCTGGACGATTTTAGCACAAGGAAAATTTACTATGAAAGTCACACGCAAACAATTAAGAAATCTTGTCAGGAAGACCCTCAAGTCTGATCTGAGAGAGCAGTATGAACCCAGAGAGCCTAGTCTTCCGAATCCGGAAGATCATGACTTTACAGGTCCGATCGGAGATGGAAATATTCTCAGGAAGTGGATCTGCATGAGCGGAATCCCTGGGGGTGAGGGAGAGGAACAATGGGGGTGGATGCGAATTCAACCTAACAAGAAAATTAAATTTGGAAATTGGGGTGATCAAAGTGTAGTCTCGATTTCCCAACTCGAGATAGAATCTAGGGTTGATAAGTCTTTTAACGAGGATGAGATTAGGGTTTATGGATTTAAGAGGGGTCGGAACGGTAAGCTCTACGTTTCTGGAGAAGTCAACATGGGTCGACTTCTTGGAGGCTGGCAGGGTGTAGAGCCCGGAACCTGGAAAAGGGTTGATGCTCCCGATGCGAATTCTGTGATTAGAAGCATACTCACCCAATTATACCGACATGAGGAAGCTTCTGTTGAACTCGAAAGACACGATGTTCCTGTGGTAGGGGATGTCACAATAACACTTTCTGTGGCATAATTTAAAAGAGTCTTCTGATAATAAATGAGCAGCATAATATTTAATAAATGATCAGTGAATTAGGGAGCTTTTGATTGATGAAAATATCAAAAAAATATCTTAGAAGACTCATCAAGGAAGAGCTCACACACCTATCAGAGGGAGTCGTACGTCTTAGATTTCTCCACAAACAGAAGATTGATGACTATGTGTGGCGGGCAACCTCCGATAGCGGCGGCGGTGGCCAGCATGAAATCACAACACCTGATGGTGAAGAATGGGTGAAGGAGGACAGTGAGCTCGTAAAGGTTCACCGCAGCGGTGATTATAATCCAGCGGATGACATAGATGAGATCCACGCTGCCATGAAGAGTCACCGTGACACAGGCGAGTTTCCTGAGGGATGGACTAAACGATGAAGATAACACGTAGACAATTAAGAAGAATCATACTTGAGGAGAAGCAGAGGTTGATGCTTGAGTCTAGCGCTGGTGAGAAAAGACAGTCAGAGATGCGCCAGTTTGCAGAGAGCAGAGGCGGAGCTAGAGTCAGGAGTGAGGGCAACAAGATTAAAGCATCTTCCGAGGCGATTCAGCGACTGGCAACAGAGCAGACCGGTCTCATGAGGGACACACTCTATAGGATGTCTGAGTTTGTTAGGAAGGTCGGTGAGTCATATGGAAGCATCGGCTTGCTAGATGAGGGTGGTTCGGTCGGAGACACCCTGCCATCGATCAAAGAGCTGAAAGCCTTAGCGAAGTCAATGAAAAAACTTGAATAGGAAGCATCATGAAAATAACACGCAGACAATTAAGACAGATTATTAAAGAAGAGATGAATAGGTCACTTCTGAAAGAAGGCGAAAGCGCACGGATGGCAGCCCGTGCACTGAACCGCTCTCGGGTAGGTACAGCATACTGGCAAAGTAGTGGCCTAAACTATAGTGGAAATCCTGCCTTTAGAATGATGCCGCCTGCTCACATTGCTCTCGCAGTCGCTGCCGGGGTTGTGTCTGCTGCTGTAGCTACAGAGGTGATGAGAGCTGCCGGGATGCTTCCGACCGCGTCAGGTGAAGCTCTAACAATATATGATATCGGAAAGATAGATCCTTTCTATAGCGCGCCTGACGTTAAAAAGAGTGCTGAATGGCAGATATGTCTCGCAGATGCTCGGACTCACGCAAGGAGTGTTGGGAAAGTTTGTGTCTGGGTGAAGGGAAACATCGGTGAAGAGAAGGTTTATGTCATACATCCTGATGGAAATCTAACAAGTGGGGACAGAGATCAGAACGTGATGACTGTGAGTGAGAATGGAAGATTTGCCCGTGACGGCAGGCTTTTCTATGAGAGAAGTTGTTCTATATGTGATGATGCAGCAGAGGTTAGAAGCAGATGTCATCGATGAAAATCACCCGCAGACAACTAAGACAGATAATCAGGGAGCAAGCGGGGGAGCAATCTAAGATTGAACAAGAGCTTGAGAGGCGAAAATCTGATCAAGTACTCACTTCAGTGTCTGATCTTATGGATCAGTTCATTAGGGCTCAGAATGCTCCGGCGCTACTTGGGGTTTTAGAAAGATTGCAGAGCCTGATTGGCCATTATTCTGAAGCGGAGATACTACAATGAAGATCACGCGAGAACAACTAAGGCGAATGATTTTAGAAAGCTGGGGTGAGGCATCCAGACCCGCAACACCCGAGGAGGCTGAATATTTTGAAAGGTTGCAGAATATTCAAAGATCAAGACAGCCTGGCCAAACTGTGGAACAAAGAATGGAAAAGCTTGAAGCGAAGGTTGATGCTATCCTAGATATGATAGGAGAGCTATAGTGAAAACAGATTTGGACAAAGCTCTGGAGAGTTTATCACCAGAAGAGCTAGCAGAGTATGAAGAGATCATAGAGCTCTGGATCACATACGGAGGGGATTAGATGAAAATTACAAGAAGACAACTGAGAAGGCTAGTTGAGGTTGAGGTCAAGCTGACGGATGAGGAGATGAACGCTGCAAGAGACGAGTTAATGCAGAAAGGTGGAACTTCAGACCCAGGAGACTTTGTTCAAGCTGTCAGGATGGCATCAGCTGATGATACTGACGAAGATCTTTCAGATGAAGAGCTTTTGAAAATAGTCACAGATCAAGTTGATGATATCGCTGTTCATCCAATGGGAGACATCATTGACACCGAAAAACTTAATGAGGGATCTTGGGTGGGTTCTCGGAGAAAACTACTCCAGATTATTCAAGAAGAGCATGCTCGAATTGTGGAAGGCGACGTCGTCGGAATGTTCCCTCCGGGACAGACAGCGATTCTGCAAATTGCAAGGGCACTAGCTTCCCGTGCTGAGGAGATGCTTGATCTCGACGGCGCTGGTGATGATATTGAGGTTCGTGTCGAACCAAACCTCTTTCTTACTCCTTACATAGATTTTGACGGACATGGCCAAGAGGTTCCCTCTCTTGCAAATCACGTCTATACCAACTATGTATCAGGAAAAGCCGGAGACCAGGCAGACTCGCTTGATGATATTCTTACGAGAATTAGTATTGACTATTTTGATGAACCCATTGAATACGCACTGGAGGCATTAGGTGATGACAGGTTCACAATGCCTGACACATATCACCAGGGTGATAAGTCGCAGATGATGAAGACAAAGGAGCTAGCATCTCAACAGGATCCCGAAGAGGTTGAGAAGATGGGCATGGACTTTGAGAGATTCTTGCAAGGTATTGATCCAGAGGACCTGAGTGAGCAGCATCAGCCTCGCAACAACAAGCTGAATCAAGTAAATATACTTTTAGATGATGCTCTCAAACTTGTCGGAACGAACAACAAAGAAGCTTCCAGGAAGGTCCGGTCTGCTTCTAAAATTATGGACGGCGAGGCGGACGAGGGTGCTGTTGAGCAAGTTTCTCGTCTCGGTGACAAGCAAACAATAGTTGATATGAAGAGAATGGTAAACTCTAAGGGGTTTTCGTTTGCGCCAGACTAAGAAGCTTTTCTGAAATTAAGTAAGAATTATTATGAACTCAATCGGGAGATGTGTTATAATAATTCATGGATTTATTTACAGTTGCTGGCCACGGAACTAATACTCAGATTATTGAAAGACGACTGACTACATGTCAATATAGGCCCGAAGCTGTCTTCATGTCACCGGGAGTTCAATACGATTTTTGGGCTAAGTTCGATCCTAAAATTGAACCAGTTGTAGATTCTCCAGAGGGAAAGTTGATTCATGTACCGACATTTATAAATCCCGGACAGCACCACGTGAATTCTGTTTTTGACCTGAGTGATACACTTTCGCTTAGAGGTTTTAGCAAAGATTTGCATCTTAGGGGTCTTAATTTTGGTCGAAATGGTAGACATTTTCATGCTATCCTATCATGTGCTGCGCTTAGAGAGTCTACAGGAGACTTGGTCAGGTGGTCAGTGGGAAGAAAAAATATTTTAGACGTGGGAAATGCAGGAGAAACATGGCTTTATCAGGCACTTAAACTTTCTGGACCTATGTTTGTGGAGAATTTAAACTATTACACCCTTGATATCTGTGATGATGTAAAGTTAGCAAGAAACAGTACATCCCTAGAAGTTCCCGCTGATAGATGGCATCATTTCGCTCACGATGCTAGAAAGGTTGACGGGATAGACAAAAGACTTCTACCCGAAGAGGGGTTTGATGTCATTCACATTGCACAGGCTTCATGTGAACTTTTCACGGGTACTGACTATATTCAAACACTTGAAAAACTTTATAACTTACTTGCCCCCGGTGGCACAATAATATTTCCTGCTAAAAAATTAGAACTAGATACTTCGTGTGACCCCGAGAAGAGCAATGAAACATTATATAAAATGGGTGAAGGAGAGTTTAGAATTGGAGGAAATATTTCAGTTTTAACAGCTGAAACTGAAGACCTGATTGCTGAAAGAGGAACCATTAGTACTCGGGACTGGATTGCTTATAAGTTTTGGGTGCAATCCAACATACAATATTTCTATCAAAGCAACCGATCAGGAATTGATCTGTTTACGTATTGTAAAAGATATTTTGATGCAAGGGAGCCGCTGAGAATAGACTCGCTCTCGTTTTTCAATAACGTTAGAATTAGATCAGTTTCTATTCAGACTTCCGACGTTCTGCTGACTCAAAATTATATTCCAACACTCACGAGTCGTGCCACTCTTACGGCGACAAAACCTTTCGATAAATAGAAGATCCGACATGCCTATTTAATATGTGGCACGAAAAAGGCGACAACGTAGGCGTAAGAGGGAGCTGTGGAGCAAGAAGTCAGACTACACATGTCTTGACGGATCGATAGTCTCAATGGATAGTACCTGGGAAGTTGCCTGTGCCAACCGTCTGGATGAACTTGGAATCCGATGGATAAGAAACCCATCTCTTAAGTTGAAGTACACCACGCGGGGCAGGAGACTCCGGAATTATATCCCAGACTTCTACCTGCCGGACCATGATGTCTACATCGAAGTCAAAGGGTATTGGACGGATTCGGCAAGACATAAGATGATGAGTGTGCAAGCACTGAATCCGGTAAAAATTATAATTCTCGAGAGCCTCGAAGAGATAGGAAGATTTGCCCCTGACCATCACGAAGATAAAGAATAAAACACATCATTTCATAATAGTTATAATATGGACCGGAGCCGCCAATGAAAATAACACGCAGACAGCTAAGACAGATTATTAAAGAAGAAACTAGAAAACTATCAGAAGGGTGGGGTATAGATACTGGGATAGCGATTCCGAAACACGGCGTGACAATCGGTGATGTCCAGGACGAGGCTATGAGGCTTGATCAAGACCTTTATTTCATTAACGACCGTGGAAAAACATATAAGGTGATGTCAGATGGTAATCTCCAAGGTCTGCCCGGAGATGAGCTTCCATCAGGTGTTGATGATAGATTAGTATATACAAGGAGATCATAATGAAAATCACGCGCAGACAGCTAAGGCAGATCATTAAGGAAGCTGGCGGGTATCGTGATTATTCTGATGATGAAGTTGAATATACCTCGCGTGCCGGAACATTATATGACGAGCTCCCTGGCTTAGGCCCGAGAGACGATCATCTTGAAAACATAAGTTCGCAAGACATGGCTGACGCAAAAAGACATGCGGGTGATGACCCAAAGGCACAAGCAGATTATCTCGACATCAGTGTTGAAGATTGGAATCGAATTCGCCAAGAGACAGATGATTGGTACGAAGAGAGACACATTCTTGATCAGATGGAGATGGTTGATGACAAATTTATTGACTGGTCCAGAGACTTAGCAAAAGCTTTGAAGTATAGAAGCGTTGAAGATATGCCTGCCGATATGACAAGTGATTCTTACGGAGGACCCTATGATGCTTGGGACAGAGGTGTAAGTCCTGCAGACTATGCAGCGAGTGCTTATTCTCCAGGGCTAGATAAGACTTCTTCGGGCGGGAGGCACCCGCTCGACGTCGACGGAGACGGAAAGCTGACAATATCTGAAATGAAGATCACGCGTAGACAGCTAAGAAGAATCATAAGAGAGGCTGCTGAGATATAAATCGAGCGCCCGGGCACGAGACACGCGTGTAGTCAAGAGCAGACTGTGGTACAATAGAAACATCCAAGGAGGATGTAAACTATGTCACTATCAGTTAATCAACAAATGCAAAATGCTAAGCTGCTCACTCTTGGCGAGCTGCTGGAACTCAATCAATTTATCGTGGAGCAAATTAAGCAAGGGAGAGCAGAACAGGCACGCCAAATGAAACGAATGCTTTCTGTCGGAAGCAAGGTCTCGTTCGAAAACAATGACAGTAAGGTCGTTCAAGGTGAGGTCATCAAGATCATGAGGAAGTTCGCCCGGGTTAAGATCGGATCGGATACATGGCGAGTCCCGCTCAATCTTCTGACACTGGAGATGTCGTAATGAATCTAGTAACAGTACTCTTCGTAAACGGGATCGTAAGCTCGGTCAGCGGGCAGTCGGTAACAGTCCAGATGGATGCGAAACCCGAATGTGATCCCGTCGTCCTGGTGATGCCACTCGCCTCCTTTCCGTGTGACATCGGTGAGGGATCTACTTTTCATCTCATGAAACTAGAAGAGGATTCTGAGACGATCGTTGTTTGTGGAAACTTCAACCAGTCAATCAAGGAAAGGAGGTAGACATGGATGATATCGAATATCCATTTACTTTGAGTTATACCAAGCCTGATGGTGAGAAGATCAGTGTGGAAATCCACAATGACGGACAAGCCGAGGACGAGTATCACAATATGTGGTGGTTCTGCGGATATGACGTCAAATTTAGTGTGGACTGATAGATGAAAGTAGTATTATTTGATGCAATGAATCTGATACACAGGTCACGAAATGGTTTTCACAAAGGTGATCACCCACTAACATATCAGTTTTTTAGATCATTCAAGCCCCTCCTAGAGAAGCTTCAGCCTGACCTGGCTTACTTTGTCTTAGAGGGCAGACCTAAGAGTCGAACTGAGGCATATACAGACTATAAGTCTAATCGGCCATCACTACCCGATTCGTTTTGGCGGCAGCAAGGAGAGATTCTAAGCATCATGCAAAATCTACCTGTCGTCCAGATCAGACATCCTGATCATGAGTGTGATGATGTTATCGCCAATCTTGCGAAGCATCACACAGAGTCAGGGAATAGTGTTGTCATTGTGTCAGGTGATTCTGACTTCATTCAGGTGTTTGACTCAATGGATCGTGAGCTCGTTGATATTTATCACCCAATTAAAAAGACGTTTGTCGAAAAACCTAACTACACCTATCTCGACTGGAAAGCACTCCGGGGAGATGTAAGTGACAACATTCCTGGAATCAAGGGGGTGGGAGATAAGACGGCGACTAAGCTCATCAATAATCCTGACCTGTTGAGTGAGACACTATCCAATCCCGAGAAGCGTGAGATATTTGAAAGGAATAAGTCACTCATTGCTTTTCACTGGTTCGAAGATCTAAGTGATGACTTAAGAAATGAAGGTGCTGAGATCTTCTATCCTGTGCCCTCTATGAAAAATGTCATGGAATCGTTTGATCAGATGGGATTCAAGACCATGCTGACAGACAAGTACTGGCCGAAGTTTGAAGGTGCTTTTCACTCTCTGCTTACTGACTGATCCAGCACCCAGCATCTCGTGCGCTACTAATAATAAAATAATAGAGTAGCTTAATAGTTATATAGGAGCTGCAAGGGAGAGCACAAGACATGCGCATTACTCGTAAACAACTGAGAAGAATCGTACAAGAAGAGATCTTGAGAGAGCAACAGTACCAACCTAGACCACCCAGCCTCGGTCGCGCCGGAGATTCCCGACCCTTAGACCCCTCAGATGTGGAGGCAGGTGATGAGCTTCTTGACGTTCAGTTTAATATTCCAAACCGAGGGGGAAATCCCAGGATGTTCACTGCCACTGCTAGCGGCGTCGATGCCCCGGGAGGTTTTGCCTATGTCTATGCAAAGCCAGTAAAGATACGCAGTGATCATCTCACTAAAAGCTACGACCCAGAAGAAGAGACCGGGGGACTTCGTCGGATAGTGCCAGCTGTAGGAGTGAGCGAGGACGATATTGAGATTGAAATAACTAGCTTTGAATGTGTTGATCCCGCAGCAGGAACATACAGGATTAGCTGCGATTATGCATATGACGTCACTCTTGCCGGCCAAGATGCTGCGTCAGGTGATGGTACGACCACCACCACATTGTCCTGGGCTGAGATGCAGGCTTTAGCCACAGCACTTAAGAGGGGTGAGCAGTTTGGAAAATATGAACCCCCTGCCCCGCACAATCAGCATATAGGCATCAAGATATGCGTAACAGCTGGCACACCTAGATGGATATCCATCCGAGAGACCTGATCCAGGACCCAGCATCTCACCCGCTACTAATAATAAAAGCTCTAAGAGTAGATCAAGGGCGTAAGGAACAGAGAGCCGCTAAACCTCTCAGAGAATCATCAATCACCCACACATACGTTACCACCCCTAAGAGAGCGCGCGTGTAATCAGGAGCTGACCGTGGTACAATAGATCTATAAGGAGGTTCTCAATGAAAGCCGGTGATTTGGTGAGAATGAGAGGCACGCTTGAGTGGAATGGTCAGGTTGGGCTAATCACTAAGGTTCCTAGAACTCAGTGGGGCATGTGGGTTGTTATGCTTGCTTCCGGTGATGACACTTTTGTTGCGACCGGTCGTAAAGAGTGCATGGAGGTAATCAGTGAAAGTCGGTGATTTGGTAATCAGGAAGATCCCTGAGCGTGGCACCAGCCGTAGGGCATCAGCCCTTAGCCAACGCCGGGAGCTGGGCCATGGCCTTATTTTAACGAAGCAAATGGGGGGAAGTAATCCTGTCCACCCATGTGTTACAGTCTATTATCCGTTGACTGGTGAAATGTATGATATCGCAGAGTCGCTCATGGAGGTAATCAGTGAAAGTCGGTGATCTGGTCGCACTTAGATTATGTCAACAAGCAGGTACGATTGGAATGATTACAATGCTAACCAAGCCATCTCATCTTGCTAGGACTAAGCCTGAGCTCCGACTATACTGGGTTTTGACTGATTTGGGTAACCAATGCTTCACGGGTAGTCAGTTGATAAGACATGTCTGGATGGAAAATGAAACTCGGTGATTTGATATATGATTCTCACTTCAAAGAACACGGTGTGGTGGTCGAAGCTAAACCCTGCGAGATTGGGCAAGGTGAGTGGTGTGCGATCCTTTATGCAGACGGTGAGCTAGTAGAGGGCATTCGGTCATGGGAAGAAACAGTTGAGGTGGTTAATGAAAGTCGGTGATCTCGTCCAGGTAGTGCAATCGGAATCGTGCACACTTCACACACCATTTGAAGGACAAGTAGGCGTAATCATTAATGTCTGTCTAGCTAAGTCTAAAGAACAGGATAGGTTTGTAGTACTAACAAGGAACTGTACTCTAATATTCGGACCAAGTTACCTCGAGGTTATACATGAAAGTCGGTGATCTGGTAAAGAATCTAAACTCGGAATCGATGATGCATGGCGTTGTTGTGGACTTTGAGTTGCGGAGGGCGGGCGGCGGACTTTACTCTGTGAGAATGCCTGTGGTGTTGTGGGCAGATAAAAGGTGCAGTCCAATTATGCCAGATATGGTGGAGAAAGCAAATGAAAGTCGGTGATCTAGTTTTGTTTCCATGCGACTGGGAGCGCTATCAAAAAAGAATTGGAGTTTTGGTAGAGATTAGAGATAATCCAGCCGATTTAAATAATATTTTTATGCAGAGGCAAGGGCACTCGCCGCGAAAAATTGCTGACATTTTGTATAAAGGAAAAATGACTGGGTGCTGGGTGTCACATTTGGAAGAGGTGGCCAGTGAAAGTCGGTGATTAGTGACTGATCGAGCGCCCAGCATCGAGCGCCCAGCGAATCGTAGCAGCGAGCCCGGGACAAGACAGTCTGACATCGCTGTCGACACACTGTCATCGTCTGTGACAAATGGTCATACCTAAAGACAACATGTCACTAGCTGTGACAACATGTCAATACTGTGACACCGTGTCATTTCCCATCTAGCACCCAGGATAATGCATTTCATCTAGCGCCCAATAGTTACAGACTTAAACAGGGGGGACACCCCGACTCGCCCTAACTTTCTCGTGTACATCGGGTCAGCATGTGGTATGATATAGATATGGAGGTGCCGGTAGTTGGGAGGCAGAGGTGTCGAGGGATCGGATCAGGGTCAGAGTCGACCTGTTCAGGCGGATGGTCAAGGAGCAAGAGAGAATTCGGAGGGTGGCGCTGACGACGCAGGTCATCAGTCTGCTCGCGCTTGCGATCTCTGTCGGGGCGATGATCGTTGCGTACACGGGCTAAGGAGACGATGTGTTCGGTAGACGGGAGGTGGACACTGTGCTCCTGCGAGTACGAGAGTCAGAGGCCAGGTCGACCCAAAAGATCAAGGATCTCCAGGAAAGGGTCGACGCCGTTGAGGATGCCTGGGTCGACACCCTGGGGGAGATTCATCGTTGGCGCACCTGGATGACGCTTAGTGTCTTCTCTCTGGCTGTCACCTCTCTCGTCCTGTCAGGCATCTACCTCGGGGGTGTGCTTTTCTAGGGGGTCGACCCGAGGAGAAAGGGGGTCGACTCTGCAGGGCAGTGGAGGTGGGGTCGACCCTGGTGTTCAGCTGGAGTCTGGCGGTCGCGATTCTCGTGTCAGCCCAGCTCTACACCCGGAGAAAACGACGTGAGGAGGAGAAGGCGAGGAAAAAAAGAGTTCGACGTTGGTGAGCTAGTGACGTGGAGCTGGGGAGGCAAGAAGGCGAATATCTTCCACGGACTCGTGATTGACAAGCGGGACCACATGGGTATCTGGGTCTACACGGTCATGTTTGAGAATCAGATTGTCAGTGGCTTCAATCCCGAGGAGCTGCGTCGGCTCAAGATCTTGTAAATCTCAAAATCCTGAGGTATAATAGAGACAGGAGGCATACATGGCTAAGTACAAGCTAACCGCGGCCCAAAAGCGTGACATCAAGAAACAGGTGGGTGTCGCTAGGTCGAATGGAGCATCGCTTCCCCGGCAGAAGAAGACCTGGTCTTTCAAGAAGGGAGACCTGGTGACCCTAAATAAGAAAGGCATGCGCCAGCAGGGGTTGACAGAACCTCCCTGGGGTGTGGTCGCGGGACCCTACCACGAGGGGTCGAATAACGGGGGCTACTTCAGGGTGATGACCAGCACAGGCATGCAGGATTGGCACGGTGGTCAGATGGACAGGATTCAGGAACTTGACAAGGAAGACGCTGAAGACGTGTAGCAGCCGCCTACTTATGGTATAATAGAAACACAGGACAACAATAAACCCAAACCCCGAGGAAACTCATGGATATCAAGACCTTCGCATCCACCGTTCGCGCCCTTCCGGCCGACGTCTCCGTTCTTATTCGAGGCCCACACGGGATCGGTAAGTCCCACCTCGCCGAGAAAGCGGCTGAGGACATAGGGCTGCCCCTCATCGACCGGCGTCTCTCGCAGATGTCCGAAGGTGACCTGGTCGGGTTGCCGGAACTGGTGGACGGTGTCACCCGCTTCTGCCCTCCGGACTGGTACGCTCGGGCTTGCCGCGAACCGGTGGTTCTCCTCCTGGACGAAATCAACCGGGCGACCCCGGAGCTCCAGCAGGGAGCCTTCCAGATCGTTCTGGCCCGGGAGCTTAACGGCCACAAGCTGCACCCCGACACCCGCGTCATCGCGGCAGTCAATGCCTCGGCAGAATACCAGGTGAACGAGATGGATCCGGCTCTGCTGGACCGATTCTGGGTTGTGGACCTGGACCCCACCACCGATGATTGGATCGAGTGGGCATCTGGCCCTGGAGATATTGACTCGGTCATCGTGGACTTCATTCGCCACAATCCGGCTCACCTTCGATTCAAGGGACAGGCGGAGCCGGATAAGATCTACCCCTCTCCTCGGTCCTACGACCGGTTGAACCACACCTTGCAGCACGCCTCGATGGCACCTTCCGAGGTGGCTGGAGACGTCAAGTCGAACGTTGGATTCTACGCCATCTCTCACGGCTTCCTCGGTACCGAGGCTGCTATCGCCTTCCGGGACTTCGTTGATAACTACGAACTCCAGGTATCTCCGGAGGACGTGCTGAATGACTACAAGAAGAACAAGAAGTCTCTTGAGGCGCTCACCAATGATCAGGGGAATGGTCTGATCGCCAAGGTGGTTGACCACTGCAAGCAGAACAGCTGGACGGTGGATCAGTGCTCCAACCTCTCCAAGTGGGCTAAGACCCTGCCTGGTGAGATGATGGTGAGTCTCTGGAACGGTGTGATGGAGACCAAGGAGGTCAAGAACATCACCAAGCTCCACAAGTTCCTGGGTCAGTCTGTTGTTGAAGCAGTTCAGCGGTCACGCAGTCTGTAGTTGTCCTGCCCCCTCCCGTGTAGCACACACGGGAGGGTGGTATAATATAGTCAGGAGGTACTAATGGAACCCATGGAACAGAAAGATCAAGGCACCGCGACCGAGCTTCCGAGCAAGCTGGAAGCCACTGATGAACAGGTGTCTCGATTCAAGCTCGATGATCATCTCGTCAACCTCATGTTGCACGAGCCTTTCTTCAGTCAGGTGATGGTTAAGCTCAACAAGTCAGAGACCAGCGCGGTGCCGACAGCAGGCGTCATGGTGAAGGACTGTGTCCCTCACTTCGTCTGGAACCCTCGATTCGTAGCAGCACTCTCGGCACTCAAGGTGCGAGGGCTTCTCAAGCACGAGTGCTACCATCTCATCTTCAATCACTGCACCCAGCGTCGACAGGAGCCACACCGTGTGTGGAACTTCGCCACCGACCTGGCCATCAACTCAATCATTCCTCGCAAGGAGCTGCCAGACGGTGGTCTCTTCCCGGGTGAGGCACTCGACCTAAGCGGGATCACAGATCCCGAGCGGTTGAAGAAGTGGCAGAAGGTATCAGACCTGATCGCCTCGTTTCCTACCGAGAAGTCAGCTGATTGGTACTTCACCGAGCTGATGAAGGACCCTGAGATCTCTGAGACCATCGAGCCGGAGCCCGGTGAGGGTGAGCCCGGTGGGATGGACGATCACGAAGGCTGGGGTGACATGTCTGATGAGGAACGTCAGGTGGTCGAAGGCCGCATCAAGCAGGCACTGGCAGAGGCAACTCGACGCTGTGATGGTAACGGGCAGTGGGGATCGGTCCCTAGCTCCGTCCAATCTCGAATCCGTCAGATGGTAAGTAACGAGGTGGACTGGAAGTCGCTTCTCAGGAACTTCTGTGGTCGGACACAAAGGGCTCACCGAAGCTCGACCATGAAGAGAATCAACCGGAAGTATCCGTACATTCACCCTGGTCGGAAGCGAGGTCACAGCGCTCACCTGGCCATCTACCTCGATCAGTCCGGTTCGGTTGCTGACGATGATATCGCCCTGCTGTTTGGTGAGCTCAACAACCTGGGCCGGATGGTTGAGTTCACGCTCATCCCGTTCGACTCCACTGTGGACACAGAGAACGAGATGAAGTGGCGACGCGGTGCCAAGGTCCCACCCCAGCGCTGGCGGTCAGGAGGTACCTGCTTCGATGCTGTGGCTAAGCACGCTGTCGAGAATAAGCACCGATTTGACGGCTACATCGTCCTCACTGACGGTGAGTGCTCTGATCCCGGGCCATCAAAGATGCGACGGGCCTGGGTGATCGTTCCAGATCGGAAGCTCTACTTCAAGCCACACCCCAAGGATATGCTCATCAATATGAAGCGTAGCGTGTAGCACGCGCCAGGCGGTGGTATAATAGAAACACCCAAGGAGGATAACATGGAAGACAGTCGCAGAGACGCCATCATTGACGATCTACTCAAACTCAGACCTGAAGGTCTACCCACAGAGAAAGTTGAGTACGAGGAGTACACGGAGTTCTGTTACCAGGCATACAAGGACAAGACACGATATCGTTGTACTCACCCAAACTGGGGATACGACATCGACACGCTGTTCAGCCTGGGTCTCCGTACTCGAAACGAGCTGGAGGAATACGTCGCTAAGCGCTTCTATGAGGTTGAACATTCCAGCAGGCTCAAGAAAGGAAAGAAGTCCGGCCACAGCCGGAAGGTCAATCGACTCTGGTCTCGAATTGATTCCGCTGTCACCCAGGTCCAAGACGAAGGTCGACCAGGGATCTACACTCTCACCAAGAGGTGGGGGTCAGCAGTCCTCGCCTCAGTGTGGGCTACGGACCATGATGAAGCTCGAACAATGGGAGAGATGTTCTACGGTCATGTCCTCAATGAGGAAGACGGACTTCGGACTCGCTTTGTGAGAATCGGTTCACCCGAAGAGGTGATTCCAGTTAACGTCGAGGCGGTAACTAGTTTGAGAGAAGACATCGATAGCTGTCAGAGTCGCATCAAGAGACTACAGAATCAGATCGACCAGGCAAAGGCACGTATCGGGGCCATTCAGATGATGCAGTCTCACATTCTGGGAAGCTGTGCCTCCCGTGCAGAAGAAGGCTAGTGGTGGTATAATAAGAAGGTAAGCTAAAACAAACCCAAATCCATCGAGGAAACAATGAAGCTTAAAGTCAATCACAGTGTCTCACGAGGCACAAACATCCTGAATGTGGATGTCCCAGATCAACTTCGAAAGAGGATTCCTACCGGACTTCCTCACATTGATGATGCACTGGGAGGCAGGGGATTTACCCCGTCCATGGTTACTCTCTTCACCGGAACACCTGGTGCGGGTAAGACCACACTCATGCTCGAAGCAGCCAATGCTTTGCAGGGAAAGGGTGCCACAGTTCTCTTCAATACCGCTGAGGAATCTCTCTTTCAGCTCAAGATGACAGTTGAGCGACTGGGTCTCCGTCACGGTTTTGTGGCAGGACAGGATACCATGGTCAAGAACTTGCTGGAGCACGCTGATGAGCTTCGCGCTAGCAATCCGAACAAGCCCTTCTTCCTCATCGTGGACTCTCTGCAGTGCCTCAATGATGGTAAGTACGGTAACCACCAGACCAACAGCAAGACAGCTCAGCGGTCGTTGTCGATGATTACGGATTATTGTAAGAAGCACTTCTGCAATGCTGTTATCATTGGGCAGGTCACCAAGTCAGGTGCTATGGCAGGAGCAAACGTCCTGAAGCACATGGTTGATGCTTACATCACTCTTGATGTGGAGCGCAAGGATCAGGATCTGCTCGGTTGTCGGGTACTCGCCACTGAGAAGAATCGGTTCGGCGGTGCTGGTCACATCTTCTTCCTCGCTCTGAGGGAATCTGGTTTTATGGAGGTATCACGGGTTTCGGTGGGTTAACCGCCGAACCTGCCGGCCGGGTGTGATACCTCTACCTCATGGGTTGCCCGGCCGGCACCCCCTCCCACACGTCTAAGGAGAGCCAAAATGACAGTCGGTGACATGGTACGAATCAAAGGCAACTTTCAGGTGCAGCATGGCGCTGCCCTCGGTGAAGTCTGGCCCGAGGTTTACGGCCAGATCGGTGTGATCGTTGGCTTGGCCAAGCGACTCTATATTCCCGCAGCCAAAGTCATGGTACTGGGTGAGGTCGCTGAGTTCGACCTCGATGAACTGGAGAAAGTAAATGACTGACAAAGAGATTATTCGTGAAGCATACTTCGCACTGGCCGGCTATCGAAGCCCGACACTAACAAGACAGCAGCGGGAGAATGAACTACAGAGATGTTATACACTTCTTGCGGACGCTCTGTATAGACGGGATGAGGAAGATGAAAGTAGGTGACCTGGTAAAGTATAAAGGTTCAGTCGGAATTGTTCTTGGGCCTTGCACAAAGCGCTGGGCTAAGCCCGCTGATGTTTGGGTACTTTGGCCTCATAAGCACAGGCCCATGATCGAGAGCAGCGACTTTATGGAGTTAGTAAATGCAAGTCGGTGACCTGGTATCATTGAAGATGAAGAAGACACAACCCCCTCAGGTACCTTGCCATGGCATCGTACTCAATCTATGGCGGAATCATAAGGGACGGCTTGTTGAAGTAGAGGTGATGTGGTCAGAAGGTAATGTTAGAAGGTTCCGTGCTGATCTCTTCGAGGTGATCAATGGAAGTAGGTGATATTGTTCATGATCATGCTGTTGGTCGCAATGGCATCATCCTATCTAAGACGGTGTGTGCGTGGAAAGTTAACTGGTTCTATGTCTTTTACGGCGACGGCTCCATCGAGCAGGCACGTGCCAATGAGCTAAGCATACTTTCTTGTAAAGCGCTCAGAAATGATGTATAATATAATCACCAAGGAGGAATATTCATGTCAGTTCAGTTAGCAAATATTCAACACGACGGCGGCACTCACGATGTGTCTGTGGAAACAGAGGGTGATCAGTGTGTCATCAAGTTTGGCGGCAGCTTCACGCTCCGCGTGGATGAGGCAAATCTAAATAAGCTGCGTGAGATGATTCACATCGCGGCTCGTGACTTGACCATTGAGCGACGTGATACTGCCGGTGCTCGGGAGTGGTCGGAGTCGGGGTTAGACGACGTGTTTGACTTTGATGAGAGCGATGAGATCTCGGGTGAAGACCTGAAGGCGGCTGATGAGATCTGGCAATCGAGCGTTGAAGCTGACATGATCCAGCGTGGGATCGACGCGCGCGAGATGATGAAGGGAACAGCTAGCGCTGGAGACTGGAACCCGAACGATCCATCCAACTGGTAGGTAGATATGTTACAAATTCCATGGACAGTCGTGTTTGCGAAAGAGAGACAATCATTTACGCACCCCTCAGAGTACGTTGCGAAGGAGCTCTACGGGTCGATAGAGCAGAAAGCTATGCTCGAACAGGCCAATCAGTATGCGACACATGTCGGCTATGCGTCGGTTGTCTGCATCATCAAGGGGAGCCATGCTGGAGGATTCTATGCAAATCGGTGACATTGTTAGGTATAAGAACGAGAACACACCCTTTGGGACGATTGTTTGGATCATGCCCAAGGAAGAGAGAAAGGATAATGTTCTTGTGATGTGGAGCAAGAATAGGAAGTGGTTTGTGTGGCCTGAGAACATCGAGGTAGTAAATGAACGTGCAGCTTAGTAAAGAAGAGTATGATACAATGATTGAGGCACTTGCACTCTATTCTAGCACCCATCACAAGGAGTTCCTAGATAACCAGGTCTACGCCGGAGTAGAGAGCAAAGGGTGTAGGGATCGATGGCTGAATTCACATAAGCTCATTGAAAAGCTTGAAATGATTGAAGGTCAGAATACGTAACAACGTGCAGCTCTTGCGCTTTGTTGGTATAATAGATTCAAGGAGGCAAACCATGCCACGCAAATCTCACGATCTTCGTCTTAGTCAGGCTGTTGAGCTTCTTCAGGCCTATGAGGCAGCTGACCATCAAGGGACCGAGGTCTCTTTCGTCAGGGACATGATTGCCCGCATGGGGCGTCGGAAGCAGATGTCTCCCAAGCAGAGGGGCTGGCTTGATTCACTCATCGAGCAGGGGGTTCCAGCTCCCAAGGGGGACTCAAAGCTTATTGATGAGATCGAGCGCCTGCTCAAAGTTCCCGGCGCTGATCACGTTCATCAGCCGCTGCGAGACTTTCTCTTCCGAGAAAAGAAGGGTTGGACACTTTCTCCCAAGCAGATCGCCTTTCGAGACAGGCTGATAGATGAAGCCAGAGTCATCGAGCGCGACGGTCCTTGGTTCCCATCGAGCGAGCAAGCAGAAAAGCTCAGAAGCTGTGCAGCTATGTCTCCGAGCCGCAGCGGGATGTACTGGTCCACGCACCCAGGCGAGGAGCGAGCGCTTAAGAAGGTTTTGTCGTGGCTAGAGGGCTGTGATAAGTTTGTAGACTCGTGGTCTGTAGACAAGGTGCTTCACAGCTTCAGGAGCGGATTGAAAGAGATGGAGGCACCTTACGCTTCCGCCGGTGATATCGTCTGGGGGAATCACGGAAAGTATTACGGAAAGATGGCTCTTGTTACCGGTGGTCCTGCCATCGCTGAGAACGGCCGTATCGGATACCCGGTCTTGATCGACGGGGTATCAACAACCTTCTCGAAAGGGATGATCACCAAGCGCCGACCGAAGGCAAGGGAGTAACCATGGGTGATACGATTAAGTCAGGGAAGTGCAGACTGTGCACGGGTCAAGGTCTCGGAGTTCAGATGGTCGACACACGTGGTCAACCAGCTGTGTTCCACTGCAAGCAGTGCGAGCCCGTCTACTTCCACCGTCTATCGATGCTTGACAAGGAGAGGTTTCTCAAAGGTGCAGGTGTAGAGTGACATTTGATCTAGGCTTCTGGCTAAGTGGCGGGTTCTTCTTCTCTCTCGGCATGTTCATTGGGATTTGGGCTGAGCATCGAGCCCGAGAATATTATGAACGGAAGGGAAAGGAGTAGTCCCCGGACACCCTCTCTCATGTAAACTTGGGTAGTCTGTGGTATAATATTATCACCAAGGAGGTCCAGATGGATTTGAATGTTGATGTGATCGATAACGAGACCGGTGAGATTTACCGGGAGGGCGTGCTGCTTGCGAGTGCGCATATCTTTATTGCCAAAGAGAATGGTAATATTGTCCGGGACGAAGTGAACACCGTTCACCTTGATGAGATTGATGGCGGCGGCGAGATAAAAGTCCGTGATATCTATGTCGATTTTCCGGAAGAGAGAAGGAAGAGAGATTTGTCAGCTGAGGCAATAATCAAGGCCAGGGAGTTCTGGCAGTATGAGAATGGCGGGGGTCAGGTATGAATATCTATACATTTGTAATCGGTAGCGCTGACGACTTCGAGGGAATCGAAGATTTGACGGACTATGTGGACCAGGAGGGTTGCGACGGCGGTTTGAACTACAGCTGCCATGAGTTCGCAGTACATCCGGAGTGTGACGAGGAGACAGTGACCCTGATCGGTCGTGGTATCGCGTTCAGTAACGACTGGTGCATGGACCACACTTTCAGTTTCCTCGTCCGCGGGGAGATTTCCCCTGTAGTCTGAAGTGTGTGGTGGTATAATATAATCACCAAGCAAGGAGATGCAATGCCTATTCAAGAACTAGACGAAATGGAAAAGCTACTCGATGAAACTGCAGACTGCTTCGAGGACACTATGAAGCAGCTGTTCGATGAGGATCCCGGGATGTTCGAGGGTCGGTCTACCCAGGCAAGCTGGTCAGCTCAGGTAAGTTTTGCTGGCGATGAGCTTCGCAAGGAACTCAACAAGGTTATCGAGCAGATAGAGATTCGACTACACGATGGACAGTTCGCATAATGTGGAGGGTCGAAGCTATATTCTGGATTCTATCCGGACTTGCGGTTGGATGGCTCGTGCTGGGTGTTCCAGCACACTAGGGGATGATTGTTATGTTAAGTCAAATGTGGTTATGGACAGCGACAGTGAGGCTCCCAAACGGAGATGCTCCTGCTACAGTGATCGCTCCCGATCAGTGGACAGCGCGACGAATGATTGAAGCGCAGTTCGGGAAGGGATCGATTCTTGGTGACTACGTCGAGTGCGTAAAGGCTGTCGGATGATGGAGCGAGGGGACCAGGTCCTTGTAACTCAGGGAACTTATCGCGAGTGCACTGGGCAGGTTGTATTTCTTGATCATGTTGACAGCCTTGCCACCATTGCCCTCGACCAGCACAGCATGCTGCTGAAGATAAGTATTGCTAGTCTTGAGCTAGTCACGTGTAAATCCAGGGCTGGTAAGGTATAATATATCCAGGAGGCGACACATGCCCAAGAAGAAGCAGAAGAAGCAATTCACCAGCAAGGCCCAGGAGCGTCGTGCTCGTAACTGGCTCGCTGTCCACGCGTTTCAGCGGAGCGGTGCTGGTCGGCATACTGATAAGAAGAAGAAGGCCAGCAAGCAGGCGTGCCGAGGGAGCCATCAGTGATGGAGTCAGCTGTTGCTATCGTGTTCTTCATACTCTGGACAGTCTTGATTATCCTAGTCTTGAACCCAGAGTTATTCATCCGGCTCAGGTACCGTATCGACATCGATGATGTGGATGATCAGTCTGACAAGCCTGATCTAGCGCCGGAGAAAGATGAACCAAAGCTAGATCGTTACGTGTAAAGCGCCCATAAGTTTTGTATAATGTACCCAGGAGGTAATACCATGACCGAGCTTGAAGAAGCACAGATGAGAGCAGCCGAGTTCACGAACTCATTGGCATGCTTGTATCACATTCAACAACTGCTTGCTGTGGGAGAGGAGGCTAAGGGAAGTATCCGAGACAGGACACTGCCTGATCCGGTTCGCAAGCAGGCAATTCAGGATCTTCGCCACGTCAATCTACAATTCAATGTGGTCGCTGCTGCGCGCGCTGTGTTGGGAATCTCAGCTTAGGAGAAGAATCATGACAACTGCAGAGATCATTGCTAACTACAAGGCCATGCAGGAGATGAAGCCTCATAGCTCCATCCTCCGCGAAGTGCGCATCCAGTATGCCGACATGGCAGAGGGTGGCGACGGGGGGACCTTGGGTTACGCCCCTGACGGTTTCAATCGCCCACCAACCTGTCGTGAGTACAACTACCCTGGCAAACCGGACTCTTTCTTCCAGGAAGTCAGACAGGCTCTGGGATGGCAATGAGCGAATCCAATATTGTCTACCTTGATGACCACAGACAAATTAATCCCATCCTGGGTCGAGGCGACCTGGTCCGAATTGTCTCTCCGGAGATAGATGGGATTGTTGTGGGGGTGACAGCTGTCATGGGACCCGATTCAGACGCACCAGGTCAGGCAGCGTCTGTTGATGTTGCTGTTCCTTACGACGAAGAATGGGTGATTCATGAGGACGTCCCAGTCCAGGAATTGCATCGAGTTATCAACAAGGAGTATCAGGTGTCGAGGATGATAGACACAGAGGAGGGATAGAAAAAAGAATTGTGACCTACGTGTCGACTTCGTGTAGCACTGAGGGTGTGATGGTATAATATTATCATGGAGGGGATGGATCCCTCCTCTCAACCCCAAAACCCCCGAGGTTAATCATGGCTATCACCGCTAACTCCCGCTACCTGTTCGAAATCCTCAGCTCCGACGAGCTGGCTGCTCACCCGAAGTCCGGTCTCAAGACCGTCGTGGTCTCCGGGACCTGCACCAACGCTGACGGCGTCAGCTTTGACTTTATCGCTACCAACAACTTGGACCAGCGGTACCCCGACCGGTTCAAGGTGAACTGGAACGGAAAGGCAGCTCGGATGCCTAAGGTCGTCGGCTTCGGTATCGCGGAAGACGTCCGCACCGATCGCAAGGTGACTGAGGACCTCTACTTCACCCGCGGCGCTCGCATCGCAATCGCTCGGAAGTGCAAGTCGCTCTTCCCGCTTTGGAAGCAGGCGTCAAGCTAGGACACTGGCTGGGACTTCCGGTTGTTCGGCACCGTAACGGTTCTGATGACTTGACCGGCACTCCCAGCCTCACCTGGCTGTCCCGATGTACAATCGGGGCGGTCCTCTTTATAATGTTCACATGCGCCCTTAGCTCAGTTGGATAGAGCATTGGCCTTCTAAGCCAAGGGTCGTAGGTTCGAATCCTACAGGGCGTACCATTTAGTTCTCGTGTAAAACAAGCAGAGTTGAGGTATAATAAAGAGGTAAGGAACAAGGAGCACTGTTCGCACCGGTTGCACGCCCTAGTGAGTAAGGATCTTCGTAAGGGGACCGCTCCAGGTGGTATCAAAGATGCAATGTCGTCTGGAGTCGAAAGACCTAAGCTCCGCTTCCCTTACTGATCTTTAACATTCTAATCCCCCAGGTCCGAAAGGAGGAGCTCAAAGAGGCACCGGACGGTCCAGCCAGTTATTGGTGTTCTGGGGGATTTATTTGAGGCCTTGGATTTAGCGGTCCGAGGAGCCGGTGGGAGTCGGCAGTCGTGGAACGAAGAGCTCACGGTGAGTGACATATTGGTAGTCACAAGAGGTCCGGGGTGCTGAGAGGTGTGTGCACCAACCGCACATCGCGCAACAACTAAACGGACTCCCACCCCCTCTACCCTTTATGTGGGGGACACAGACCAGAGTGGTTGCCGATACTAGTTGTGGCAACTCGTGGTTGCGTAAGCGTGGTCAGGATTTCTGACTTTACAGGCTGTGTCTAGATAGAGAAGTTGGGAACTCTATCACCATCTCCGCGGCTGGCGGTAAAATGGGAGCGAAGTCAGACACGTCCATCCAGTCCTACCCGGCACCCGCCTGGGGAAACTGACAGCGGGTATATTTTAATAGAGGAGATTTGGGAAGAGCGAGGGTCTCTTCCAAGGTTAACAAAAGGCGGGACGCTGCTGAAAGTGATGATAACAATCCCAGCTCGGGGGAACATTCCGGCCTTCACTAACCCTACATTTAAGGAGACTCAGAGGATGAGGTCAGGTGACATTGTTAGGAATCGAAACTCAGAGAGCGGAGAGATGGGTGTCTTCATGGGCATGACAGTGTTCAAGAACCAGACGAACAACGAGCTCTATGAGTGTGCCGAGGTTTACTGGCCGGAGAGAAGGAAGGTGGGGACGATTCAGACTAGCCTAGTGGAGGTGATCAGTGCAGGTCGGTGATCTGGTAGGTCACATCAGCGGAGACGGCCCCACCGGCATTGTTCTGGCCACATGGGCGGATGTTCAACCCGGTATTGGCATCGAGGAAACATGGTGTGAGATCCTCTGGGGCTGCGGTGAGATCTGGGAATATGCCGAGAAAGATCTCGAGAGGGTTCAGTGATTCGTGCATGTAACAGCAAGACAGCTGTGGTATAATAGAAGCACCAAGGAGATATTATGACAGAGGAAGAGAAACGAGCGCTGGTTGAGAGGTACGAGTGTGATTCATCGATTGCGTATGACGTCACAGACGATGAGCTGGATGTTTTGCTCCTAACGCTGGGAGAGATGGAGCCTATCGTCGACGCGATCAATGTTCGCTGCGGTGCAAGCATCGAACAGCGAGCAGCGGATATCGGGTGTGATCCGGAAGACTTTGCTTATGAGATCCAGGGATTTTAGCATGTAATCATATCCTAGCTGTGGTATAATGAGAACACAACGGGAGGTTGTCATGAGAACTGGAACTTTGAAAGATAGGTATAACAACTACGTGAGCGCGATGATTAGCATGGGTCTTCCCTACGTTGACTTCGACACCTGGCTCAATCGATAGGACTGCGTGTAACCCACGAGCTGCCGTGGTATAATGGTATCACCTAAGGAGGTACAATGAAGTACACAATCAAGAAGTTCAATGGCGACGATCAATACAGCTGGGCGGTCTTTCGCGCGGCAGACGTGAAGGGGATGCGGAGTCCGATCTTTTACGGTGATGCTGAGCCGATCATCAATGGTCTGGACCGCAGTGAGGCACGGTACCACAGAGATCGACTGGAGAAGATCGCATGAAGTATTACTGTAGATTCTGCGGCGTCAAGTCGCACAACCCACACTGGGTGCAGGGTATGTGCCCTCGATGCGGAGCAAGAACACCCCCGAAGGAATGGTGATGATAATCTATGCACTGTTTATAGGTGGTGGGCTCTGGTTTACTATCGCTGCATTCATGAACATCGTGCAGCACTCGTAGCCCTGTGGTATAATAGAATCACCAACCAAGGAGGCCCACATGGCAACAACAGCAAATGCCAACCGAGCCGCCCACAAGAAGTGCGCGGGAAGCGGATACCCTGTAGCCTTGTTCCTTCTACGGCTGGGTCACACCAAAAACCCTTGCGGCCACTGCGGCCGGAAAGTAAGGATTCTCAAGAACGGCCGGATGGCGTCTCATCGGGCGTAGCTACCCAAACGAAAGACATAAGGGAGAAACCAAAATGACCAAGACCCAGACCAGCCAGAAGCCCTACGTCAGTCAAACCGGCAGCAAGTACCATGTGCTCAACAGCCGGGGCAAAGTTGCGGCGACGTTCACCAGCATCTCACTTTCGGCGTGAATAATGGCGACTAGAACTTCAAAGCTCAAGGCAATCATCCCGGGAAACTGGGGTTACCAGAAGGTTGAGATATACTTTGGCCAGGTGCGGGTGACTAGCTGTCAGCAGTGGGTGATGGCCGGTGAACTGATGCAGCACATAGAAGGTGGATCGGTGTGGGAGTTTAGGTATCGTGAGGGAGATGTGCTGCGCGGATATCCTGTAAAGCATCACCGGTGATGGTATAATACATACACCAACCAAGGAGGCCCACAGTGGCTATCAGAACTTTCAATTGTCGCTTTAACTCACTGACCACACATACAAAAAAGACGTTCCACGTCCATGTGAAGTGGTGGGCATTTGACGATGATCGGCTCAATGCCCGGGGACCGGCGAGGCTGAATGAGGCCAACGTTGAGGTCCGGGCAGGAGATGCCGCGAAAGCCAGGGCACTGGTTGTCCGTGAGTGGAACGGTGTATCATCGTTCATCGGCCAGGCCGAAGAGGTGGCAGTATGAAGTACTACTGCCCAACTTGCGGATATGCAACAATTCACAGACTGTGGCATCGGTGCCCAGCTTGTGGTTCTAGTCATCAACCGAAGGAGGTGGCAAGTGAAGCTATTCCTGTGGAAGCTTAGTCAAGACGTCAACAATGATTACGACACGTACAGCGATGCTGTTGTGGTGTCGAGCAACCCAGTCGCAGCTAAGAGGATCCATCCGAGCGTCGATAGCCAGACAGGTGAGATGATGTTCCGGTGGGTCGAGGGAGAAGGTTGGCGCTGGACCCATGACGGAGAGCGCTATAGCAATGGCTGCTGGGCTGACCCGAAGGACATTCAGGTCACATGTGTCGGTGAGGCAGCTGACTGGTTAGGTGAGGGTGCAGTGGTTTGTCGGTCCTTTCATGCTGGGTGACGTGCAATTCTCACATCCCCGTGGTATAATATAGAAGTAATCAAGGAGATTCCATGAACTTCACCGCTCGCGAAAACAGCCTCCTCTCCAACACCGACGTCCTGGGTTACATCCAGGCGAAGAACGCCGAGCGCGACGCGCAGGCGAAGGCCGAGGGCTGGGAGTTCTGGACACTGATGCCTGAAGGTAATCTGTTCGTGGCGGAGTTCGCCAACGTCTATGAGCTGGAGATGCGCTACGCTCGCGGCACCTACAGCGACGTGTACAAGGAGTGGTGCGGCATCCGCCCGTCCATCCCGCAGGGTCTGACCCTGACTCAGCTGGAGGCAGAGATCGAGCAGCTGTCCGAGATGGCAGCTGAGTCCCACAAGGCGGACCTTGAGTGGCAGGCCGAGATGGACCGCCAGGATCGTGAGGCTATCGCGATGGGTCTGGCTGAGCCGACCGAGGAGACAGAGTTGGAGCAGTGGGAAATCTATGAGGCGAAAGCCGAAGCGGAGGGATACTAAGATGGAGGAATCTATGCATCGTATTTATGTTGCCTGGGAGGGAGGTTACTTTGTTACCTCTCTTAACAACTCGAACTTTCATGCCGACCTTCAAGAGATGGTTGCAGATCTAGGACCACCTACTACGGTGGAGTTTCGGCATACGGACGAAGGTTGGTATGTAGAACCAGAGGAAGAGGAGAAGTCGTGACCAAGTATCAAGTACACTATGAGAAGGCAACCTGCAAAGGTATCAAGCGTGGCATACGCACAGTCAAGGCTCGCAATGAGGCTGAGGCTAAGCTGAAGGTGGCCTCTGTGGTTGATGGAAGCTTTGGTCACTGGGTTAACCGGCTCGCAAACGAGGCGCTATAAATAATGAAAAGAACTAGACGCGATACGGTCAGGAGACTCTACAGGGAAGCGATCCTTGAGTACTTCGGGGAGTCAGACCACCTAAGGGAGGCAGTAAAGAGAGATGTGCACTGCGCTAACAAGGCTCCAGGGGAGTGGGTAGGTGCTCACGGTGTCCTAGAGATCTACTGTGAGGGAGGGATCCCGAATGCTTCAGATATAATCGAGCCAGGCTGGTACGGCCTCGAAGGCCCTACACACTATAACAGCGACACCTGGGCCAAGGTAGATGACTGGGTGAATCTGGGACTAGCTGCTCTCGGCAAGACAGATCGTGTCCACCACGAGCCCTGGAACAGTGCAGTGATCGGGGTCTACTGGTCCTAACATCCTAGACCCAGGGACCCAGGGCCCTTCTACAGGGCCTTCATACAGGGCCCTATTTCTGTGCATCTAGCTCGGATAGGGGCCTAGGGCCCCCCTCAAAAAAGGGCTAAAAAGAGCCCTATAGAGCCCCAGGGGGTAGGGGCCCCCCAGGGCCCCCGGCAGGCTCAGTGGGCCCTCTGGGGCCTCCTGGAGGGGGCTAAGGCTCTTAACCGATCACGACAAATTTCCAAAAACTTCTAGTCAGCTTCCTGGTTTCCTGTGCTGAAGTCTCTTGGTTCGTACAGCTCTATAGTTTCAGACACGTGGTTATTACTGGTCATTGCACCAGCAGCACCCATCTTGATTAGAACATAGATGGTAAACATTGCTCCTGCTAGGGCCCACGCCATTGCAACTACCAAGGGATGTTCATCACTATGATTCATCGTACGGCAATAAGTATTACTCCCAGAAGAAAGAAGCTAAAATCTGGGCTGGAATCAAAAAGGAAAAGCTCATTTTTTGTCAAAAATTTCCGGAGAAAATTTAAAAACCATTCCATATGTATAAAGGATCATCATCAGGAGACAAAGGGATGAGAGTTACTCGCAAGCAGTTAAGAAAAATAATCCGGGAAGAATCCTTCAGGGCACTTAGGGAGCAAACAGCACCTGAGCCCCCAGAGCCAGGAGAGGAAGATGAAGAAGATGAAGAGAGAGACTATGGAGACAGCCGAGCCGGACGACCAGACCCGAAAGCTGTCCCCTGGAGGAAAATTACTGAAGAGATGGCTGGACAGGGCGGTAAGCTCGTTGCCATGGACAAGGGTTCCGGTCTTGGACAGGTTTACTTTTTTGGTGTTGGAGATCACCCCCCGAAAGGGTGGCCAGTCAAAATGCTCATGCGAGTAAAGAATGAAAAAGGACAAAGTGCCAAGGAGCTTGGAATAGAGATACGAAGGGTCGGAAGTGCTGTAAGTGGAAATAAGAATGTGAAGCTCGGTCGAGCAAGCACAGACTTTGAGATGGTTTCAGATGCTGAGCTTATCTTTGTTGCTTACAATGCAAATGCAGACTTCTAAGGTTAAAAATGAAAATTACACGTAGACAGCTAAGAATGCTTATTGAAAAAGTTCTAAGAGAGCAGACCGCCTCTGTCTCACCTTCACAGGCCCAAATCGAAAAGAACCTTGAGAAGTTGGCGAAGGGCCCTCCCGTGCTCACCCATCTGGGGACGGATCCCGGAAAAGAGAGCGTTTTCGACAAAGTCTCAGATGATGAATTTCCCAAGCAGATGGCCGGGGTATTGGCACTTGAAATGATAAAGTCTACCAGAAAGACAAAGAGAGCTGCACGGAAAGCAGGTGTTGATAGGGTGGCTGATTTCTATGATGGAATAGAGCTACTAAGGACCGATGATTCTCGAGGGCAAGGGGTAACAGAGCTTGTGTACACTGTCGACTTAGGGGACCAGACTCTCAAGGACGCATGGGTAGATAGTTACAATAAGTTCAATTCAAGTGCCCTGGATAGAATAATGCGTAATCATGACAAGACAGGTCAATATTCTGTCGGAAGCTTTGGGAACGCTGATGGGACTGCTATCCAGATCGGAATCATTGACAGCCAGACAAAGTAAGTCAATTTAACTCATAAGTTTTAATACCATTAGAATACATATAATAGTCATTGATCAGGAGACAGAGAGATGAAAATCACAAGAAGCCGGCTAAGAAAGATTATACTTGAAACAGTAGTTAATGAAGGTGATTCAGGTGCCGGAAGAGGTAAGATTCTGAATGCCATAGAAGATGTATATGGAGTCGATCAGCAAGAGGCCCAGCAGATATGGGCTACTGTACCGGAAGATAGGGCTGCGCAAGCAGTCCAGCTTGCATCGTCAGACTGGGTCACAGAAGAACTAGTTGAGTCCATCATCAGAGCTCTTCAGGAGCGCGGTCATCTTCGTAGAAGCTAGGACCAGGTCAATTTAAAAATTTCTTTAAGAAATTTTGTAAACTTCCCTCAGATATAGTAGAATTTAATATTGGATCGGTCATCGGTCCAATTTTTTATGCTTATATACAAGGAGAAAAAAGCATGTCATTTACCAAGTCAAAGTCCACGAAGCGCTTCAGCTTCGATATTAGCCGCAACCTCACTGCAAAGAAGGCCGGTAGCAACACTGTTACCATTGCAACCAACCCGATCGCAGAGGGCCGATACAGTTATGGAGGTACCCAACTTACCATGACAGTGCGTGAGGCACAGGCACTTCGTAGCTTTCTCAATGAGAATCTTACCCCGGTAAGCTACGACAGCGGCGAAGGAATTGGCTAGCATCAAGACTTAGTCATCTAAAAGGCCTGGCTAGACACCAGGCCTTTTTTATTTTTAAAATCAGCATCTAAGTGATAGTTATAAATGTGACTAACGCAAATAGGAGAAAAAATGCGTAAACTTAAGATTAATGAGCTAAGACAGCTAATCAAAGAGGAGGCCGACACCGACGAAGAGGGTGAGGAGGGCAGCGAGGCTGTTGATGAGCAACATCAACCCAGAGCTGGCAAGTTTAAGACACCAGCTGAGTACATCGCCAGCGGTCACGAGGACACCTTTCTTGAAGTCACCGGACGCCTCATGGGATACAAGAAGCTCTGGGAAGGTACATGGGGCACCAAGGGAGTCGAAGAAATGGCTAAGCAGCAGGCGAGATTCTCCGGTGGCGAACTTAGCTACCATGAGCTGGATGTAGGTGGCCTGAGATTCTGGCTCACCATAGGAACGGTCCTATCAGATTACCACGACGGCAGCGTCGGCGCTAACGTCATCGAGGAGCTTGAGTCTGACGGGATCATCGACGGTAGTTTCAGGAGAGTGAGCAGCAACATGGGAATTAGCCTCGTAGCCCTAAACGGTTGGGCTAACAGGGAAGGGATCTAGGACCTTTAAGGCACCAATCAATGAAGATCACGCGGGGACAGCTTAGGCACATACTCCAGGAGGAGATGACACGGGCATTGCGTGAAGACGGTCACACCGATATCCCCTCAGCACAAAGGGCCATGATGACCTCGATGGAGGACGCGACAGACATTTTAAACGCGTTAGCCCATGCTGATGGCGGTCACCACCTGCCCTCCTGGTGGATGAAGAAGGTGCACTTAGCCGCGGATTACCTTAATGTGACTCGCGATTATCTCGTCACTAAGCCTCATACGGGACAACAAATTTCTGAAGAGGAGGGTTCCGGTGGATGCGACTGTGGTTGCGGTAACTGCGGCTAGATCCGGCAGCGCAGGTAAGGTCACCCTGCGTAAGCGGGACCTGATTGAATTAATTAAATGCGATGTTGTCGATCTCACCGAGGGTGCCTTCCGGGTCGTGCTTGACTCTGACGACGGCGGCACTCTCATTAACGTCATGCTCGAGGATCACGCCAACACGCATGAGATCATGAAAGAGCTGTATCTGGCCTATCCTGGTCAGCGCCTGGTAATCACCAAGGTCCCACTTGGGTGGTTAAAGGTGTTTATGCCATTAAATAGCCACAGAGACTGATTTTGAGCGTGTAGTTTCAATTCTCGATCATATTTATTACATGAGGGGTATCGCCGTGAGAATCACATTGCAAGAGCTACGTCAAATAATCTCTGCGGAGATCAGTGGGCTAAGTGAGGATATGAGGACACCCGAATTCATGAGTATGACGCAGGGTGCGAGACTCGGGGGATCGGAGGAATCCGAAGTGGAGCAAGAGGTCTCTCTTGCGACGCTCGGAGAAAGAGTTCTATTGGGTCTTTTTGGCATTAGGGGATCTCTTGAGACAGTATTATCTGAGATTGAGGATATGGCTAACCACCACGAATCACAGTCTCGGGGTCTAGAGATGCAATTTGCTGATAGTCATGCGGAACTAGCCATGGTTTTATCAAATCTTGAGCAAGCAATTGATAGGATGAAGTGAGGGGAATGATATGGAAAGAATAAAAAAAATTTTTCGAAACCTGAATTCAAAAATGGAGTGGCGAGGTATCACACCCAACGATATTATGATGTCAATTTTTTCTCTGGGAGTCCTGGCTGGTTTTATTTTTTGGATTGCGATAGGCTTTTTATCCCAGACATAATATTTAATCCTATATCACTAACACACGGGAGATGTAACAGTGAAAAACTTAACCAAAAAAGGTCTTCAAAAATTGATTCTTCAAGAGGCCAAGAAACTTAATAGTAAAAAAAGAGCCCTCAACGAATCGGTCTTGATTGATAATAGCAGGGGAAGTAGAAAAAATCTTAGAACAATGATTCTCAGAGAGGCCAAAAAGATGGGTATCGTTGATGCACCCAAAGAAAACTGGCCCAGGCCTGGTGACAAAGTATCAGATATTGCAAATAAGGCTGAGTTCTCTAAGATGAAGGTTGACAAGGAAGCAGCGAAGCTCGTTTCTCACAGCTGTGCCAATCACGTCCTGATGGAATCACCTGGTGATCAGAAGACTCACGGTATTTCAGAAAAACACTCCCTTGGAACCTGTGTCTGGCACTCACTCAACGAATCAGGTCACGTCTCCCATTACGATGTTCGATTTGGTGATAAGGTTGTCAAGAACATCCCGGCTAGCAGACTAATCGTAATATCTGAAAGAAGCCATCAACATGAAACCCGTTCAAAAAGAAAGTCTAAGAAAAGCTAAATTTCAGAAAACTATAGGAAAAAAAATGAAAATTTCAATGAATCAACTTAAGAGCATCATCAGAGAGGAATCATCTCGAATGAGAGAGCAGCACCAACCCAGGTCAGGAGGAGGAAAAACCGCGGCTGAGTACATCTCCGGAGGACATGAGGGCGTATTTATGGAGGTAATGGGAGCTCTCGCTGCATGTGATAAAATATGGGATTGGGTCGAAGGGCAGGTAAGCAACTATGCAAGAATTAATCAGGGTCCAGTGTCTACTAGCAGCGGTACAGATTATCATGACATTTTAGTTGTTGGGGCAGTCTGCAGTGATTACTTTGACGGTAGTTCAGGTGCAAAAACTTTTGAGGAGCTTGAAGCGGACAATAAGATTGACGGCTCCTGGAGAAAAGCAGCAGCTAGCGATGGGTTTAGCCTGATGTGGGCCAACGGAATTAAACAGAAGAATTGTTAAATAAATAGTTTGATTATTTTTTAAACTTTTCTTGTAAATCGTATCACATAGTGGTATAATAAAAGAGTTCTAAATAAGTAGAGCTCTTTTTCTTTTAATAAAAAAGGATTTAAATATGCTTAATGCAAAATCAATCGTTCTCCTCTCCCTTCTTCCTCTCACCCTCGTTGCATGTGAAGGCGACTATGACGAAAGTATTTCTTTTCCAGAAGATGCCCTTTCTGATACGAGCTCTTTTGAAACAGATGACGATGTTGTTTTCGATACTTCTCCAAGCACCCCGGATCATCCGTTTGGTCGATCTCCGATCATGACAGAAGATTTTGATAAATTTGGGGTCTGTTATTCTGAGGCACAGAGTGATCAGGCAGATTTTTTCAATAGCGGTACACCCTGTATTGACGGGATGGTGGCGTTGATTAGTGGCCGAGGCTGTCCCGAGGTTGTCTATGAGGATAACGAGGATGGCACACACAGTATTTACTGCACCACTGAGCCGACATGCGATGTGGTCCACAGTGATGGTTATCTTGCTATTCCAAATAGCCTTGACTGGAGTGATTTTGGAAATCGGAGCCAGATGATGTGTCAAGATAATAATGTTACTCTTGTTTATTTTTCAAACAAGTCTAGTGTTATTGATCAATAGATCTTAAAAATTATTTTTTAAGCCCGCAATTTGCGGGCTTTTTTATTGCTCTGTATCAGCTCTGTTTGACACGAGAGTCCTGGCTTGATAATCTAATCATTATAGCACCTAAGATGCAATAGAGTTCAAGCTAGATACTACAGATAGTTATTGGTATGAGTTCTATACTCTTGCCAAACCAACCCTTTAAACTTGTTATCAGCATGGAGGGGGTCAACCCAACAGCAGATGGTTTTGCAACATTTTCATGGTTTGGGAAAAGAATGAAACTATATGAAAAAGTTGATCTTGATACCTACCCGTCTATGAAAGACTTTAAAGGGAATAGTTTTTATTTTGATATTGGGACGGTAGGGACCGTCGTTAGACTTGTAGGTCGACCAGACAAGATAAAAAAAGATCCAATCTGGTGCAAATTTGATCTATATGAAGTTCTAATTGGAGGAAAAATTATTCAGATGTTTAGACAAAACATGGAACCAATAAGTTATCATATATAGTTATATAAGCTAAGAGGCACTTAATGAAAATTACAGCGCGCGAAATTAGAAAAATGATCCTAGAAGAATCTCAAAAGCTAGAGAGAGAGAAAAGAGATCAAGACGATGAAATCCTAAGAGAAGCCTGGTTAGATCTTAGAGATCGAGGATACACAGATTCAGAAGTGATTGATGGTTTGCTTTCTAGTGCAGGCGTTATGATTGAGTCAAGATTTCTCAACGAAGAAGATGCTGCCGGAGAAAATGGAGGCGCGGGTTTCTTTTCCACTATTGCGACTGGGGCAGGAGATGTCCTTAAAGGTAAAATTTCACAGATTGTAATTGATACAATTCTATCTGCATTCCAGGTAGATCTTCGAACACCTTTTGGAAGAATGGTCAGAGCCTTAGCAATCAACGTCGGTGAAAACTTTGAGTATGCGAGGTGGAGAGAATATTTCGGAGGGGAAAGTAGTTGTGGTCTTTGGGCAGAAACAATTTCACAAGCTGTTGGAGAAACTGTGATCTTAGAGCCGATAATGTCAGCAATTTTAGTGCAGCTCGGACTTCGAGGAGCGGGAGGGGCAGCAACGCCGACGCGACCTCCCGATATTGCTGCACCAGACGCAGGTATTGGGGGAGTGCTCGCGGGAACTTTAATTAGAACCATAGAAGAGGCAATAAACGAAGCCCTTGTGGGACCCGTTTCCGATGCAATTGCTGACAGGTTGTGTAGAATTAGAGTTAGGGATCTGGTTGGAGATACTTTTGGACTAGGCTCTATAGCCCGCAGACTAACTGGGTCTGACAGGCCTGAAGGATATTACTCAGCACTATCCGGTGCAACTTGATATGGTGGTAGACAAAGCTGCTCTAAGAGAAATCATAAGATCTGTAATTTTTGAAGATCTCGGTAAGCACAAAACTAGAATGTTCAAGGGTACGGGTGCATCTCATAGCTACAATACAAAGTCCGGACCTAGCATGCTTGGAGATCTAGATCCTTTTGACGTTGAGGACGAGACACCTGACAGTCCAGTTGAAAAAATAAAAACTAGTCGAGCCTTTAAAGAAGATATAAAAAACATGTTTGAAAATAAATCTGATCAGTTCAGATCTGTCTACGACTCTAAGATAAATTACAAAGTAAGGCCTGAAAAATATAGAACCACGCGAGATGCCCAAGGTGTTTATACTGTCATGCCATACAAGTCAGACTTTATTAATTATTTTAGTTTTTCTTCTCCCGGCCAAGCAAGAAAATCTGCACAAAAAATATATGAAATTTTTACAGACTATAGGGATAGGAATGATTTTGTCGGAATGGACATGGCTAGAAAATATTTACAGCTAGGGTACAAGCTTTCAAAAAGATTTGAAAAATATCCCTCCGGAAAAAGGTCCCTAAGGAGCGAATCGGGAGATAGAGATATGTCGCTATCTGCACTAGAATTTAAAAAAAAATTAGTTAAAGTAATGAAAGACAAAGAGTATAATCCTTTTTAGATTACTGTTTTGTATTTTTATCCACGCCGCTATATTTAATAATATAGTTTCACCTGGAATGGGAGTGTATTTTGGAATTTACTGAAGACAAACTTCGAAAGCTTGTTAGAGAAGAGGCAGCCAAAAAGCTTGTCTCTGAGAAAAAAACTGAAGTAAAAAAGTTTTTAACTCTGCAGGAGCAGCGGAGTACAGCACAGGTTCGTAGTGATAATCAGCGGGGATATCTTGGAGGCTCAGTTGTGGGGGCTTTTCAAGGACAGCTTGGAATAACAAGTCGCATCTTCACTCCGGATTTTAAGGTAGAGTTTGCAGCCAACTACATGGATGGAAGAAAGGGGAGGGCTACGCGTAGCACCAACGAAGATGAGATCGATAGTGCACTACGTGATTTTCAACTTGAAGTTGAAGAACACAAGCTAGGACCCTACACACATCGTGCCTGGGAGATCTGGGTCGGAGATAACTACACATCCGAACAAAGAAACAAAGCAACTCAGGTGTACAATGATCCAAGGTGGGGTGCAGAGCTAGCAAAAATATTTGATGATAGTGATGAAACTGTGCCTATTCAGGCACCATCAGCTGGATCAGTAGCCCACACCTGGGAGGTTGCAGGAAGAGAGCTAGGCTGGACAATAGGAACCCGATCAAGACTTCAAGGATATTCGAGATCTACCACGTATCATGTTGAAAATGCAAGGGACTTTATGCAGGCAATCATAAGTAACAGCAATTTTGGTGGCTTCAATCCTAGATTAGTTGCCCTGGCCCTGGCAGAAACTGACGAGGCAGCAGAAAGGGCGCGTCGCCGAACCGATGAGGAGCCTGATGAAGCTGATCGATCTCGTCAGGTAGACATTAGCACGATCGAAGGATCAGACGTCGCTGCTGTTGTACCTCAACGGCAAAATGAGCCCCAGACAGACTATGGTGACCGACTTGATGCTTCGGCTGCCTATCTTAACGGTGCACCCCTCCAGTTCGGACTTTCAGACATTCCCCTTGAGGAAAATCCAGCAGAAATTGAGCTGGGTGGTCTCTATGATTATGGCGGGCAGTGGCAAAGCAACGTTCCAACACAAGTTTATTTTCTTATCACCCCTGGTAACCTACCCGGCCCCAGGGGTCAGAAAAAAATGCACCCAATCATTACAAAAGGAGCACTAAATACCCTTTCCCAGCAGATGGCAGAGGGATTTTATCACGGTGCTTTTTCAGGGATAGGTGCCAACGTTGGAGCGGGATCAATAGAGTCGTGGATCCAACTAATCAAATGGCTATCAGGTACAGGTAACAGATGCGGCGGAGGAGTCTTTGACGGAACAGGTGGAGGAAATCTATCAGGAAGGGTCGGATATAGGGATGGCGGAGGGGTTTATGATGCCCTAAGTTATCTTTTGGCCCAATTCAAATCAAATAGTTCAGCAACCATTGATAGCGATTTTGCCAACATGACCCTTGTCGATGCTGCACTTCAGTCAGAATACACAGATGACAGTGATGACTGGGGCGACGACGATGATGTAAATAAAAGAAGGGATTATCTTGGACGATTAACAAGGGCTTTTGTTCAGAGACCCGGGGGTAGAAGGAGAGCAAATACTGATACAGTTCTACAAAACCCTTGGGTTGTAAGACTAGCTAAAGAAAGAACAGATGAAATAGCAAGAGAGATTAACCCCAGGATAGTAAGAGAGTCAGCATCTGAAACATTTTCCAGAAAGGAAATCTCATCATTATCTTCAATTATCACCGGGGCAATACAGGAGTCATTCGGCGTTGAAAACGTGTCTAGGAGAACCGGTCGATCACAAAGAAGGGCCCCGGTGAGACCAGTTGCTGAACCCCCTGCAGCGCCACCGACCCGAAGAGGAACGGTGTTTTCAATTGGAATGTCCAATGACCCGAATTCAATTATTAAAATCCAAAGATTCTTCAATACCGCAAACACGGGTGTGTGGAGTGGCGACGATGACCGATCATTTCTTTCATATTTTGAACTTTACTACTCTGGTAGGCTTAAGCCTGGACTGAGTGGAGTACTGCAAACCGGGGGTTGGGATGCAATGGCTCAGTACCTTGCCGTAAATCAGATCGGAGGCGGATATAATAGTGGGCCTAGTGGCCTATTAAGCTTTATCACCACCCCGGGGTATTTCTCTAGTCAGCGAAGAAGAATACGAAATTTTGAAAGAGATGAGTGATAGATCGTGAAATATTTAAAAAATATTATTCTGACAGAGAGGGATCTAAGAAGTATTATCTCTGATAATATACTTTCTGAAAAAAGATTTTATTCTTACGACGGGCCCAGGCGTGCAGGATTTCAAACTTCTGGAGAAGCGGCGTGTAGTGTTGCAGGCGCAGTAGGTACCAGAATATCGAGTGACAAAGCTAGGATAAAGGCTGGTATCATACTCGGAGTCGGGGTCGATGACGATGACCCGATAGCCAAAGAAACCTTTGTATCTGATCCGATTAGAAAGAGTGAGTCAGCGGCTGCAATAGGGAGCGATTCAGAGGTAGACGCTGATAGGATGTGGAAGATGACTATTGGGTATGCTGACGGAGATGGGCCTCAGGCTAACAAACACATGCTAGCACTTTTCATCCTACCAAAACCCGATGAGATTACAATCAGGGCTGCAGAAACTGCGGAAGACGATGAGGGAGATGAGGTTGTGTTGACCCCGGCGGTAACTACTCCCGGAAGCACTTTAAGATTTATTCTAAGGTACGCAAATAGTGACGGTTCTCCCATCACCGACGACAGCGGGCACATAGCAGTTGATCCACACACGGGGGCAGTGACTGACAACGATGATAAGTGGTTTAAATCTGTTGTTCCAATAGCTTTTGAGTGGATGGCACGGTATGTTAATAATGTTGAACTGTGTGATGAAAGGACCCGGGCAAGCATTAGTCGCAGGTCTGGAAGAACTGGGGGGACTACGGGCGTTTATGCTGCAGGAGCCCTCGCGTTGTCATCGTGGTGGGACGGAGACAGGGATACAGGGCTGCCCGTAAGAGCAGCTTCAGATATTGAAGCCCCCGCCCGACGGGTTCTTGTTGTGTCCAGAATGACTAGCACTGTGAACGAAAAGCTCGAACAAAAAGCTTCAGGCCTGAGGCGCTGGAGGGTTGATGTAACAGAGAGTGGAACTCATGTCTATCTTATTCCAACGGGTACCTTCCAGAAAGACAACTCTTATGCAACATCAGCCCGTGAAGATTACAGCACCAACAAAGCAAGAGTTGGGAGTGCCGATGCGGCCATGCGTAAATTTGGATCCCACGGAAATTTTAAAACATTTTTACAAATTTTAACAAAAGTTTGTGAAGAGCTGGGGGAAAATGATCCAGGCTCGACTCTTATTGATATGTCAAGATAGAAATATCCCTAGATAAGCTTTTTGTGTAAATTTTCATATATCTTTTTTCTGCCCGGTTTTTTTGCATAAAGCTTTATAAGCTCACCCGCCCTGGCATTTGCTTGATCTTCGTGAAAACCTCCGGCATCTCTAATGTTGCCGTGCAATAAATCTTGTTCATCTTGCATCATGTGCGTCATTTCGTGGGCGATGGATCTCAGGACATCGACTGTGGCACGATTTTTTCCATAGATTCTAATTTCACCATCTCCAACCATGTAAGCAGCGGTTGTTGATATTGAGTATGGCTCTCTCTCTGAGACTATATAGACATTACAATTACCGTGAATTGGGAGTGATTCACAGCAGAATATAATAAAGTCACCTATTAACAGTGCTTTTTCTGGATCTATTTCAAGATCTTGGGAAATAAATAGTTTTCTTTTCATATTATTTTTTTCAATATTTGTGTAAACGGTTTTCTTTCCTGTGTACTATTTAATTATACAGGGACAGAGGATTAGGTCAGACCTTTTTCATTTTGAATTTAGGAGAAATGAGATGAAATTTGTAATTTATAGGTAAACATATTCAAACAGTAATTCAATAGAAAGGTGAAATATCTTTAAGCTTTTCTTTGAAACTTAAAACTAAACGTATTAGGTGAAAGAGGTGTAGATATTTCCTCCTTTAGTAACCAACACCTTAAAATAAAAAATGACAGATCAAATATTAATAAAGATAAAAATGTTGGAACAGGGAATATTGCCTGCTAGAACGGGACGGGATTTAGTAAAAATGCTAGAGTCAATCCCAAAAGATGAAAGAAGAGAATTTAAAAGAAAATTTAGAAAAGCTTGGAGAAAAATTGCCAAAAAAGATCCTGACCTTAAGTTTCCAATGGGACTAGGAAACAAAAAGCCCACCAGAGAGCAAAAGATACAAAGAGTTTCAAGAGTTTATATGAATGCCGCGAAAAAGTAAAAGAAAAAGTAAAATTAAAAAAGAAGAACCCGGGATCATCGAGCACAAGGGTTTTACTGTAGGTCAAAAAATATGGTCAAAATATCTGACTGGTAAAATTATATCAGGTGTAATTACCAGATTTATTCTTGCAGAGGGTCAAGAAGAGGCAATAGAGATAATTACCGAAGACATGGGGTATAGAACAGTCAGGCTTTCTGAGTCTAGTGAGAATAGAATTATAAAGAGAAGAAATAAAGGTTTTCAGTTGTAGTCTACGCTGTTTCTATCAAGAAAATCCCTAATATTTTCTACTCCGACACCCATTCCGACAGCTGGAAATCTTGGATCCGCCATCTGTATCATTCCTATAACTTCAAATCTAGAGTTGAGAATAAGGCTCCCAGAGCTTCCAAATATTGCAGGAGTGGTGAAGAAGCAAATGCCGCTCAAATCACATCCAGAAAAATTTCCATCGAAGTGGGGGGCAGCACCTTCTGATCGAATAGAGAGCGGGGCTGATATTGTATAGACGTCGCTTCCTATTTCCGGCATAGAGCTAGCAATTCTAATTTTTCTAAATGCTGGCATGTCTGACTTTATTAGACATAGATCATTCTCTTCGTCTATGTCAACAATCTCTGCGGACCAGATTGCTCCATAGAAGTCTGTTACCGTTAGCTCTGTTTTCATTTGAAACAACATGTTAAGCAAGTATGTATCCGGAGAGTCTGACTCTGGGTTGTCACAAAAATGACCTGCAGTTAAAATAAGGGACTCGCCTGTCTCTAGTTCAGAAAATATCATCCCGGAGGCAGAGCTACCTTCGACTACTACACTATCACAGTCCCCTGTATCAGATTCACAATCATCATATATGATAGATTTTGATATATTTAAACTAACAAAATTTTCTGTTGGGAACTTTGTTATTTTCGGGGGCGTCTTGTCTATAACAAATGACACCATCGAAACTATAAGAGATAAAAATAAACATAGAATTAAAATTCTTAGAAGTTTTTCTTTTAATCCTATGCTTTCCACGATATTTATCTCACTTTTAAAATTTTAAATTCTCTGCCATTCTCTTTTATAGTTTGTCTATCTCTATTAAATATGTATTATCATGAAATTACGAGACGAAAATTTTCTAAGAGACTATATTAGGAACATTATTAGAGAAAGAAAATATGATTCTATTTCTTGCGGAATAGTGGTCGTAAAAAAATTTGGAAACAAATGGAAGCCCCTTGCGCTGATTGTCGGCAGCAAGATAGATATTCCCAAAGGAAGGGTTGAAGATGGCGAAAATACGCTAGAGACTGCGACTAGGGAGACTTATGAAGAGTCGGGAATTTCTGATCTTAATTTTTCCTGGGGAAGGGATTTCCTTAGGGTTCAAAACATGGTTGTATATCTTGCATCAACAACGCAGGAACCTAAAATAATTCCAAACCCTGTTACCGGTCGAATGGAACATGATTTTTGGAAGTGGATGGATTGGGAGGATATGATATCAAGAAGTAGTCCCAAGATAAGGCACTCTCTTAGGTGGGCAAAAAGAAAAATTCAGCAAAATGATTTATTGACATCAGTTTTTTAATTATAATGTATTGGACAGGTGGAAATAAATATAAACATGTCGATATTCAAATCAAACCCAAGGCATGCAGATAGATCAGCATCAGACAGGTCTCGTCATAAGAAAAAGATAGCGCATGCCATAAGAGAGGGAATTCATCATATTGTATCTGATGAGTCAATTATTGGAAAAGATGGAAAGAAAAAAATCAAAATCCCAGTCAGGGGAATTAAAGAATATAGGTTTGTATTTGGGGATAACAACAGAAAAAAAGTAGGTTCGGCACCGGGAAAGGATATCTCAAGGGGACAGCGGATAGGACAGTCTGATCAGCAGCAGCAAGGGTCAGGAAACAAACCGGGAAATGAAGAGGGTGAGGAGTATTACGAAGTAGAAATAACCCTAGAAGAGTTAAGTGAATATCTTTTTGATAGCCTTAAGCTTCCCGATATTGAAAAAAAGAAATTCAAAAGCATAGTTGGAGAAAAATATAAAAGATCAGGATACAGAAAAAAAGGTATTCGTCCCAGGCTGTCGAAGAAACAAACACTTATTAATAAAATAAAGCGTAGAAAAAAAGCCTATTTTGAAAATAGTGAAGATGAGAATGAAAGATTTCCATTCCACAAAGATGATTTAAAATATCATCATATTAAAACTAAACCAAAAGAAGTAACAAGCGCTGTTATATTTTTTATGATGGATGTTTCTGGATCCATGACGCAGACAAAAAAGTTCATGGCACGATCTTTTTTCTTTCTCTTGTATCATTTCTTGAGAGCAAAATATAATAATGTTGAAATAGTTTTCATATCTCACACAACAGTTGCCAAAGAAGTTTCTGAAGATGAGTTCTTTACAAGAGGAGCTAGCGGGGGTACCAAAATATCTTCTGCTCTAGAGCTATGTCTTGACATTGTCAATAAGCGTTTTCATCCTTCCGCGTGGAATATATACACTTTTCACTGTTCAGACGGAGATAATTGGACCGATGATAATGAAAAGTGTGTTTCACTTTCTAGAACTATCAAATCACTTTCACAACTTTACTGTTTTGTTGAAATAACACCTGAAATATTTGAAAATGATGGAAATACAACCTTTGGATTTTCCCAAGAAAGTAAAATATCCAACTCATACACACCGATGAAAGATTCTAAATTTAAAATAGTAAACCTGTTTCACAGTGATGACATATGGAAAGAATTTAAAAGAATATTTGGAGGAAGCTAGATGTCTGACTGGTCAATGAAAGATTTAGAAACCTGGGATGAGAAGATTATACAGATTGCCAAGGGATATAATTTAGATTGGTTTCCAATAAACTATGAAATATCCGACTACTATGACATGATTGGTAGCATGGTATATCATGGGATGCCATCACACTACGGTCACTGGTCTTATGGAAAATCATTTGAAAGAACTCATTTAAACTATAATTTTGGGATGACTGGGTTGCCATACGAGCTTATAATCAATTCGAATCCATCGATTGCGTATCTTATGAAAGAAAATCCTCTATACCTTCAGATATTGATTATGGCTCACTGTATTGGACATTCTGATTTTTTTAAAAATAGTAGAATATTTTCACACACAAGGCCCGGGGACATTGTTACCAAGCTTAGAAGTGCAAAAAAGAGAATTCAAAAATATTCTGAAGATCCGGGTATTGGAATGGAAAAAGTAGAGAAGACTCTTGACTCTCTAAGGTCGATACAGTATCAAACGAGCAGATTTAATCTTCCTCAGCTTTCACATGTAGAGAAAAAAAGAAGAATTGTAGAAAAAATAAATAAAACTAGTTCAAAAAAAGAAAGTGCAAAACTTAGAGAGAGTCTAGATAGGATTCCAGTTGAGCCAGAAACAGATCTTTTATGGACAATTCTTGAATTTGGAAACCACATACCCGAATGGAAAAAAGATATTATAAACATAGTAAGAGAAGAATCTCTCTACTTTATACCCCAGATTAGAACAAAAATTTTAAATGAAGGGTGGGCCAGTTTTTGGCACTATAGAATATTAAATGATCTAAATCTGCCTCAAAAGTATCATATTCCATTTTTAAGAAGTCACAATCAAGTAATTAGACCCCATTTGGGTGGAATTAATCCGTATCATTTGGGATTTTATTTATTTGACAAGGTAGAGAAAAGAGACGGAATAGAGGAATGTTTTCTAATTAGAGAAATACATGATGATGCCTCTGCAATTAGGTTCCTATTGGAACAAGAAGATTGTGAAAATTTAAACCTATTCTCCTATTCAAAGAAAAAAAAGCTAACTTCAATAGACGATGTCTCTGATGACGTGGGGTGGAGAAACATTAAGAATGATCTAGTAATGACAACAGGGGTTAACTCTATCCCTGTAATCGGAGTTGATGAAATTTTATCTGATGGTACTTTAATTTTATTACACGACCATGACGGAAGAGATTTAGAGTTAAATTATGCCGAAGAGGTTGTCGAGCATATTAGATATTTATGGGATAGAGATGTTAAGCTGTTTACGATTATCGAAGAAGAAACGTGGGAAATCTAATGCAAAGGGTTTATATTTCCATAATTCAAAGTAAAATCTCATATAGAGGATCAGATGCCTGATAAGAACAAATTTTTAAAAATCATAGAAGATCAAAGAAAAGGAAAAAAGAAAGAAAAGTTTTCTGGTAATTTCCTAGAGTATCTTAATATTATAAAGGAAAATCCTGAGACAACTCAGACGGCTCATCAGAGACTCTACAGGAAGATTGAAAGCTTTGGTGTGAGTGAGATAGATCGATCTGACCCTAGATTCCAGGGGGTTTTTTGCGGAGAAAAAGTTAAAACATATGAATATTTCAAAGATGAATTTTTTGGAATGGAAAATGTAATTTCAAAAATAATGAGATTTCTTAGGTCTGCTGCACACAGAGGTGAAGAGAGCAGGCAGGTTCTTCTCCTTCTTGGCCCAGTTGGTGCAGGTAAATCAGCGCTGACAGAGCATGTAAAAAAATCGCTCGAAGGGGAGAGGTTTTATCATTTATCAGGAGATCCCCAGAAAGGGGAGCCCCTCCAGTTGATCCCTAGAAACCTAAGGGAAAAATTTGAAGAAATTCTAGGTGTAAAAATAGAGGGAGATATCAGTCCCGTTGCCAGATTTAAGCTCCTCGAAGAGTTCAAGGGAAAATATGAGAATTTTCCTGTTGTAGAATCAAGCTTTTCCCAGAGAGCTCGTAGAGGGATAGCTGTTGTTCCTCCCATGGATCCAAATAGTCAGGACACCAGCGTTCTAATAGGGTCGGAAGATATATCTAAATTAGACTTATATCCAGAAGACGATCCCAGAACGCTATCTCTCAATGGAGCTTTTAACGTCGGAAATAGGGGAATCGTAGAGTTTGTTGAAATTTTTAAAAATGAAATAGAGTTTTTACATACCATTATTACGGCAACACAGGAAAAAAGAGTACCTAGCCCGGGAAAAAATGCTATGATTCACTTCGACGGTGTGATACTTTCTCACTGTAATGAAGCTGAGTGGAATAAGTTTCAAAGTGAACATACTAATGAGGCAATCTTAGATAGGATTGTTATGATTAGAGTTCCATACGTTCTTGAGCTAGATCAAGAAATTAAAATATATGAAAAGATGATATCTCGATCAGACTTTTCGGCACACATTGCTCCTCATACCCTTAGAGTTGCCTCAATGTTTTCTGTTGCCTCTAGGCTCAGGGAGTCTCAAAAGTGCGATATTTTAACAAAAATGAAAATCTATAACGGAGAAGATGTTATAGAAAAGGGAAGAGTCAAAAGCATAGACATTACAGATCTAAGAGAGGAATCCCACGATGAAGGAATGAGCGGAATATCTACAAGATTTATAATGAAATCCCTAGATAATGCCCTATCCGATTCAGAAAAAGGAATGGTTACACCTATTTCGGTAGTCGACGCCCTTGTCAAGCAAGTGAAAGAACAGGTAGTCTCAGAAGAAGAAAGAACAAGATTGCTAGAAATTCTACAAAAAACAATTAGAGAAGAGTATCTTAAAATCCTAGAAAATGAAATCGCAAAAGCGTTTGTCACCGCTTACGAAGAGCAGGCACAATCACTTTTTGATTCTTATCTCGATAATGCTGAAGCATACACTACTAGAAAAAATCTAAAAGATCGCGTTACAAAAGAAGAAAGAGATCCAGATGAGCATTTCATGAGAGCAATTGAAGAACAGATTGGAATATCGGGATCTTCTCGCGATGGATTTAGATCAGATGTCACAGCATATATGTTTGCTAAAATGAGAAGAGGTGAAAAAGTAGAGTATAAAACTTATACCCCTCTCAAAGAAGCGATTGAATCTTATTTAATATCTTCAGTAAAAGATATAGCTAGAATTGTTACAAAGAGTAAATCAAGGGACGATGATCAAAAGAAGAAATATAGTGAAATGATCCAGACCCTCATAGATGAATATGGTTACAATAAAGATTCTGCAGAGGAAATTTTAACTTATGCAGCTAACAATCTCTGGAGAGATTCATAAGTTTAATTTAAAATGAATGTAAATATTTTAAATAGAGAGGAAATAAAAAGCTCTATAATAAAAAATAGTAAAAGTCTAATTGACATAGGGAAAGAAGAGACTCTTATCGGATTTAGTTCTTTTAAGCCCATTATTACACAGAACGGAATTCAATCTGCTATTTTTACCAGATCAGGGGATAGGATTTTTGATAAAATAATAAAGCCTACTATTATTATAGATTGTATTGATGCAGAGCTTTCTGTCCCTGGGTCTGGAGATATATCTTTAGATATAACTTCAAGATTAATTTATAACCTCTACGGAAAAATAGGAACAGGAATAGATTTTAAAGACTATTCAAAAATTTCAAATAATTTTCTATCTTTTTGCATAGAGGCAATAAGAGATATAGGTTATCATCCTACAAAAAAAGACTTACAAAAGCTAATAAATCAAGAAAACAAAGATCCCTTTATTAGAAGCGTGATCAAAAGTTGTATCGATTTATCAGGCGCCAGACGAGAGATAACATGCAGAGTTTCTAATTCTTTTGAAACAATGATAAAAGTTGAAGAAGGTTATAAGTTTCCTATAAAACCCTATCAGGGATTTGTTTCCGAAAAATGGAAAAAGAACAATGTCGCAGTCATTACAATAGACGGGGCAGTTGTAGAAATATCAGAGATACATCACGTCCTAGAAAAATGTAGTGAAAAAGAAATACCTGCAATTATTTTTTGTAGAAATTTTTCTCCTGATGTTTTAAATACCCTTTATGTAAATAAAAGACGAGGAACTCTTGATATTATTCCAGTTGAAATATCAATAGAAGACGAGACGCTTAATATGCTAAAAGACATATGCGTTGTTTCTGGTTCGAGATTGATTAGCTCCGACATGGGAGATCTAATATCTTCTTCAGTTAGGAAAGGATTGATATATGTCGACTCAGTAGAGATGACTGAGGATTATGTTAAGATATTTAATAGAAAAACTGAAAAAGACTCTCGTGAGCATCTGAGGTTTTTAAAAAATAAAAGAAGTAAAGCTGATCCGCAGGTCCAGCCCTATATCGATGATAGAATAAAATCCATGACTTGTGAGTCAGTTTCGATTTCTATCGGACAAGATCAATTAAATCGAAATAAAGTTACTGTGGAAAAAATTGATAGCTTCTTAAGATCTTTAAAAACTTTTTTTAGAACCGGATGTGTTGATACAGTAGAGTTTGAAAAAGTCCTATTAAAAAGAAAAAAAATATCAGAAAATATAGAAAAAATTCTAATTGATTCAATTATAAATGCTATCAAATCCTCTAATAAAAAAATTATTTCTGTTGGTTCGGTTGTAAAGGCGTTGAAAATCTCTATGTCAACAGCTAATTCTATTTTTTCTACTTCAGTTATTCTGGCTGATGATAGTTAATAAATATTTTACTTGTACATCTATTGTGAGTAATTTTATCTTACGGAGGAAATAATGATCAAAAATCCAGAAATGGCAATAAATAGCGCAGTTTCTAATATTGTTGATTTTATAAAACAAAATGTAAAGAATAACCTGCATGAAGGCCTTAACCAAGGTCTATTTCAAGTTGAAAATGAGGATGAACTAAGAAAGATCTCTGATTTAGTCTCCACATCTATTGACCAAGGTTTTGTTAGAGCTCATGGTGAATTAAAATCGACTCTAAGCCAGATATTAAATTAAAAAATGAGAGGATCGAAACATTTAATACAGTGTCACTGTATTTTACCGCAATACAAAAATAGAAAAGATCCTATTTTTCATAAATTTGTAGTGTTTTCTATCCTAGATGATAATGATGAAGTGATTCATAAAATTTGTCAATGCAACAATTGTGGTGTTCTTCACAATGTTATAGATCTTTGCAAGTCAGAGATTGTAAGGGGCGCTGAAGACTCAGCAGCCATTGTCACAATTGATGATATTAAATTTAGTCTACCCAAAGATATCTCTTCTGTCTTAGAGTCTCACAAGTCCGATCTTCCAACCTGGGAGCATGTTAAGTTTGTCTATGACACAGAAAGATGGGGAGAGATAGTCATTATATCACAAGAAGAGGTAGATGAGTTTACACAAATCAAACTTATGAAAATAATTTCAGAGAACAAGATAAATATAGAGAGCAGGACAAGGAAAAATACAATACTATGACATCAGAAATTAAAAGATACGGAAGAACCTCAGGGGAAAAACGGATTGAAAAAATAATGCAATGCAGGGAAATAGTTTCTGAAATTTTAAAATTTGGTGTAGATGAATTTCAAAAAGCCAAAATAATTCAATTGATTTCTCTTGAAATGGAAAGCAGGGATTTTATGTTAAAAATTTCAGATTCCTATAAGATTTTTGAAGAAGATGTTGAAGAAAAAAAGAGTGAAAACAAGATACTCACAGTCTAATAAAGGAGAATATTATGAGTAAGACAGATTTAGTTAACCAGTGGACAGAACTTAAAGTTCTAGTTGAAAGCCTAGAGCTTGATGTTCTTAAAAATGCAAACGGGAACAAGTCAGCAGGTGTTAGAGCAAGAAAAGGTCTTAGGCTTCTTAAGCAGAGATCTGGCGATCTTGTTAAGACTTCGTTGCTAGAAGACAAGAGCTAATATATAAACATGGGCCCGAAACGGCTTCGACGGGGTAGGAGAGAAGAAGAGTGCAGGTGGTCGCACGAGACAGCGGACCTTAAGCGTGGTTTCAAAACTTTAATTGCCAATAACAATTATCACTTCGAATCTGTCCGCCTAGCGGCTTAATCGGTGGGGTTTCTTAAGACCTTATTACCCAATTTAAGATAACAGGTAGAGATCCTGCGAAATAAAAAAATCAGAATGGTTCCCTGGAAACAGGTGGGGCGCAACAGGTTGATAAGCGCAGGGATGATCAACTATCTTTTCTAATTTGTGATAGTAAATTAGATAAACCTGTGAATGACTTGACTTTGAAGCTATTGCGGACGCGGGTTCGACTCCCGCCGGGTCCACCATTTTTTATGTTTCTCAGCTAGCCAGATAGTTATATCTGCACGGGAGATCTACAATGAAGGTAACAAGATCACAGTTGAGAAGAATTATTAAAGAAGAGCTAAATAGAGCCTTACTTATGGAGAGAGGGACAGCGGATTCTGTTGCAACTAAGCAGGCATGCCCGGAAGAATATTGCAGTCGATCTGTAGCAAAGGTTGGAAATCTAGTTCAGGATACCGGGGGCTATAGTTTCACACCATCTGGAGGGTCAGAGTATCCATCATTTAAGGACGAAAAAGAAAACCTCATTGGAAAAGAGGGGACAGAGTGGTCAGATCTCAAGGTTGTTAAGTACGATGATGACTCGGAAAAAAGAGCCACAGAGAGTCGAGAGATAGAGCGTCGAGAGAAAGAAGCAGCCAATCTTCAGAAGAAACTCAATGACATCATAGATGAAATCGGAGAGAATAACTCATGGGCAACTGTCGATGAGATGTCTAAAAACAGCGGTGCTTGTGATGGCTGTAAGGTCTGGGTGAGATTTCATTTGAATGTAAACGACTATGATGACAGAGCTGATATGCCGAAAGATTGGGATGGGACTCCTTCCGAGGGAAAGATAGATCAACAGAAGCTATGGGCCGCAATCGACAAGGCATCATTTTGGCTTGCTAAGCTCTACGATGAGGGAAGTATCGATGATCAGACATATCAGCTCAAGTATAAGTGATTCGACTCCCGCCGGGTCCACCATTTTTTATATTTTTCAGATTCAGTGATATTTATACACATGCTGATAACTGAGTCAAAGCTAAGAAGAATCATTAGAGAAGAGTTTAAACAACAATTCACACCCAAAGAGATGGGCATTGATCACGATCCCGAAGAGCGAAAGGCATTAAAATGGTGGCAAAGCCCTAAAAAAAGACAGGAATTTGCAGAGAGCTATACTTCCGGACAAAATAGAATCTCTCTTATCAGCACAGTTAAATCTAAAGTTTTCAAATCAGATACACCTGATGATATTATAAAAGATTATTACGACGAATTTATACTACCCCAGATCCTATACATTATCAATGAAACGTGGGTCGTACGGGAGCCTTTGCGATCTAAAAAAGGAACAAGATATGTCAGTCCGAACTGGAGTGAAAAAGGCTCTCAAGAGTTACATGATCCAAATCGCATAAGTAAGTCTGGCAAAATTGTGAAAGGAACTAATTGGATCGCAATCATCCCTGGTCTCGTAGCCGGCTTATTAGCAGGTCCGATCTGGGGTGGTCTGGTTGGTGGAGTTATGCTACTAGTAAAAGCAATAGAGTGGAGAAGATACACTTTTGGTCATGAGTTATCGCACGCAATAGACAGGGAAGTTGATCTTATGATGGGAATCAGGTGGGAGAACGGATATCAGAATCCAAAAAGTATCTATAGACAGTCTACTGATCCAGTAGAAAATCCAAAATACTTACCCTATAGAAATGAAAAAATAAAGATAAATCGGGGATCTATTGTTGCCCACCAGAGAGAAATTCTAAGAGATATATTCCCATGTATTAATGAGGATCATCCAGAATATAAGGATGAACATGCACATAGTCCGGGTGAGCTGTACTCTAACGTAATTCAAACACGTAAAAATCTAAAAAGAAAATTTAAAGCTAGTGATATTAAAAAATGGAGGGTGCGTGGGAAGATACCGGTAGGGGGGCATAGTTCAGTATCTGATTTGGTACAAATTATAAAAGCATGCGGAAATGGATCTAACGAAGAGATTGCAACTGCATTAAACAAGCTAGGCTGATTTACCTATACCTGATTTTTTGTATACTTTCCTTGAGTTACAATTTTTGTTACTCAATTCACACACACAAAGGAAAATAAAATGGGTGATTCAAAAAGCGGGTACCAGCTCCGCACAGACTTGCTGGGAATGGCTACAGGAATTGTAATTGACAGGGCTAATCGTCTTGAGAATAATGAGCACTTCCTGGCAGAAAATGATAAAACATATCAGCGTAAGCCAGTTTCTCCGTATACAACCGAGGATGTTATTGCTGAAGCTGAGAAGCTTTATGTATTCGTTCAGAAGAAGTAGTATCTAAAAAAAATTAAACCTCTGATTTGACATATAGTTATTTCAGAGGTTTTTTAGTTTAAAGATAGTGAATGAAAACTAGCCTCAATATTTGTAAAAAACAATCGATCTAAGCGATCTAGGGTAAAAAATGAATTGGTATAAAAGAATTATTAAAAGAAATCATTTAAAAGAAAGTAGGGCATTTTATCTAGAAGATACCCCGGAGATTACAGATGAAATAGAGAAATCTCTCTGGCTGCTCAAAGAAGACCTAGATTTACCAACAGAAGAGATTCAAAAATCTGTTGACTCTAGAAGAAAATCAAGAAACAAGTAAGCTTCCCACGGGACCATGCTCACAGAAATAGGAATACAAGGTATCTGGGACCCAGCCAGATATATCCGACATCGATATATGTGGTTTAGGTTAAATACCTATTGACACACAAACAGAAGCTGTTCTAAGTGTAGATAAGATTTGTCAATATTTCTATGCTAATAATAGTTATTTTCACTCTTGGGCCAATATTTAATAATTGTTATTGCCCTCCAAGGAGAGAGTCAAATGATTTCTAAGAAAGGTCTTAGGGCTATTATAGAAGATGAGTTAAGATCAAATATAAGGCTTGATGAACAATTTGACCTTGTGCCAGAGCTTATAGACGACACCGGAGCCCCTGAAGGGAGCCTTGGTAGACCTGATCTTAATCCGGGTCGAGGGGTAGGCCCGACGTGGGGTGGTGATCACCCTACGGGAGCTCCTCGCTCAATAGAGTCTGGTCACCCTAATGCTCTTCTGGCAGGTGAAATAGCTATTGGCATGACCCCGGCAGGTGTGGCCATAGATGCTAGAGATACAGTTAGAGCCATAAGGAATAGAGATCCTGCCGGATTCGGTCTTGCGATTATTGGGTTTATTCCCTGGGGTGGCGACTGGCTAAAGGGTTTGGGAAAGAGGCTTAGAAGAAAAGGCAGAGATATACCCGATATCTCTGCCACTGATGATCTGACACTTGAAGACTTTGAGATGTGGGATCCAAGGGCTATGGATGATGTGGCTGAGGAGCTTGGTGAAGAAGGGATGGACGCCCTAGAGCGGAGAGCTCGCGGATTACGTAGCCACGATGATGCTGTCAAAAGAGCTTCTAGAGAAGGAGTCCCAACAATAAAAGGTGCACCGTATAGAAAGTGGGCAAGAGCGTGGGATATTCTTGAGGATGTTGAACCCCTGGAGAGGGCAGAAGATCTAGCGGCTAGATTGAGAGCTGCCTCGGGAGCTGGCGCTGTTAGAAGACAACTGGGAGAAGTAGAAGATATTGTCGATGAGCTTGCCAGGAGACAGAAAGCTCTTGTAGAAGGGATGGATGCTGTTAAAGGAAATGCAGACCACTGGGTGGAACCGTTTGCCGTAGGTCTTGACATTCAAGAAGATGTTCTTAGAGAGCTATCTGCTGCCGCACTTCCCCAGGCCAGAAGAGCTGGCATGATGGATGAGTATGCGGTGTCGATGAGAAGGGCTGTTGAAGGATCTGGCCTAAGCGGCCTTAAAAAGAGACATATTTTCGGAATACTTCTCGGCGGAGCAGTTGCTGTCGGAGGCGCCCGGGCCTGGTCTAGATCTCGATCTGGGCGACAAGAGCTCGGTACAGACATAACTGGCGATGAAGATGATGAATATGAAGAGGCTTTGGATACAGGAGAGTATACCCGGGGTGATATCGAGGATGAGGAAGAAGACGATGAAGAGGAAGATGGAATTGATGATACTAGTAATCCTGGAATATGGGAAAATAAAGTGAAAATAAATAAAAGAACCCTGGAAAAGATAATAAAAGAAGAGATAAACAGATATACCTTGCTGGAACAGGTTTTCGATAGCCCTAGAATGGATCCTGAGGCAGTCCTTGCGACACAGATAGCTACAGGGCAGATTGAAGAGCCTGAGAACTGGCCGGGCACCGGTGATACGGATCCTTATGAAGCTTCTCAATGGGGCTTGGCTCTTGCATCCTTCTTTCCCGGCGCCGGTGAAGTAGCTGACGTTGCTGCTACATCCCTCTACTTGGCCGAAGCACTTGATAAAAAACAGGAAGGCGATGAGGAGGGGTATGAGATAGCTATGGGTAACGCTGTTTTTACTGCTGCATTAATACCGATTCCCATTGTAGGAAGCTGGCTAACCAAGCTTGTTCCAAATTCTCTCATCGGCTGGTTCGTTAAAAAGTTCTCCGTAAAGGTTGATACTCTCGGTCCTGTACCTGACATGACCGATGAGATGACTGAGGTTACCGAAGACTTTGCAAGCAGACTTGATGATCTTGGTGGCGGAACTCCGGCAACCCGACAACAAGCCCAGAGGGAGTTGATGACTAGAGAAGGTTTGCCCGTTAGGACTGGTCCGGACCCTGATGATTTGGCCGAAGTCACTGCTGATCTGACTCAAGGGAGAGAGTTAGCAGGTCGAGTAACCCAGGAGGCAGATGACGGTATCAGATTTGCTGATGAGATAACAAGTGAAGTGACGTCAGGATCTGGCCTTGGCCCCAGGGTTGCTGGAGATGTGACACAAGCAGGATCCCGAACGGGGGATGACATTCTCAGAGCAGCCTCAGAGGTTCCTGTTCCAAGGATAAGAGGAAGAGCTTTGATAAATAGAACGCTTAACCTGGGGGTAGAGGCGCTACAAAAACTAGACATAACCCTCCAATATGGCCAGACGGTTCTGTCTACCCTGAGGCGAGGGGCTAAAGTAGACGGAGACATGATCAAGCAGATAGGGGCAATTGGAACAGAAATGAAAGCCCTAAGCAATGCGGTAGCAACTTCTACTAAACAGGCTGCCAGAAGAGATGGGACAGAGTTAGCAGCAGATCTGATTCACTGGAAGGGAGCTTATCAACAGGGATATGCTGCTCTAAAGGACATGTCTAAGACTATAAATCGAGAAATTTTTTCAACGGCTAGCGGTCGAGTTGTCGATGTTAGGACTCTTAGGACAGTAAGTAGTGCATGGCAAGAGGGTCGTGGACCCATAAGAGCAATTTATGAAAAAATTGGCGGGGGAAGAACTCTGCTCGGGATGTTTGCTACTGGCACTACCGTAGTTGTAACACGAGAATACTTCAGAGCACACAGCGGAAGTCAGTCAGCGGATCCATACCCAACTTCTGACTCCGATACCGGAATAGATTCGGAGACCGGAGCAGTAAACGATGAGGAGTCTATCTCTGTAGATCCCCCAGATGTAGAGGCACAGGTAGGCTTTCAAGGAAGAGCAGCACCTGAACTGGTTGAAAATGCTCCACCTGAAGCTCTGGAGGTAGTAGATAATGATGGTACCCAGGTTGATGTTCAACCGCTAATACAAGCTGCTTCCCAAGAGGCAGGTAGTGATGAAATGCCTTCTGCTTTGAGTTGCCCGGAGTGCTGGTAGTACTATAGAGATTTAAATATTTTGAAAATTTGTCACTCATTTCCCAAAGTATCTGATATAGTTTATGTAAAACCAGGGGGTAAAAAAGAAATAATGGGAATTGTGATAAGCGAGCAAAAAAAGATACCCGGCATAGGATATACATTTTCAGTTCTGACACCGAGAGGTGTGAAAGAAGTCCTCAGGGAGAACATATACAAGAAGAAAAATGTTACTAAGTTATGAGAAACTAACTAGTACGTATGCATTTTTTTTACTTTTGATGGATGACCATGAGAAATCAAGTAGCTTTCTCTTTAAAATGGTGGATGAGTGTAGCAGTGATTTTAAAAAAGGAGAAGAAGAGTTTAATAGTATAAGGGAGTTTGTTCTTGATATTGTCGAAATAATATCTTTAATTGATCCAGAATACTCAGAAAGTATGGCTGCAACATATTACGGTCTAGTCACCGAGAAAAAATAATTTATCCAATAGATATACATGTGACACTAAAAGAATTAGACATTAATCATACCAGATATTTTTCTCAATATTTTTTTTTCAATTTGACAAATTCTCATTCTAGTTACACCAAACATATCTCCGATTTCTTGCAAAGTTCTCGGTCCAGAGGCGGCAGCGAGTATGGTGCAATTCTTCTCTTTTCCGCAATCTATCCAATACTTACACTCTTTATTATGACATTGTGTGTCATTCTTTCTATTCATTTCAAAGCATTTCATTTTATATTTCTCTCTATGGGATTTTGCCATATAATAAAAATGTATCTTAATGAAAGGGGATGTACACAAAAGGAGGCAGACTATGGGCAATAGAAAAAACTTTATCATAGATACTTCAGTATTATTATATGACAAAAATTCTATTCATTCTTTTAAAAATCACGACGTTGTTATTCCAATGGTAGTTCTTGATGAGCTAGATAGGTTTAAAGACAAGCAAGGTATTTTAGGTGAAAATGCTAGATATGTCAATAGATTTCTAGACGGATTAAGAGATCTTGGAAAATTACATGAAGGTGTTGCATTAAAAAATGGTCAAACAATAAAAGTCGAAAAGAATCACATGAATACAGTTCCAAACTCTCTGGATTTAAATTCAGGTGATAATCAAATAATCGGAACATGTCTATTTTTATCCGAGAGTGATAAGGATAAAAAAACTGTTGTAGTAACAAAAGATATAAACTTTAGAGTGAAATGTGACTCTCTAGACATACTTTCTGAAGATTATTATAGGGATCGGATAGTTAATGACAGTGATGAAATTTACACAGGCCAATCGACGATAGACCTCAAGTGTAGTGATACATTTAATTCATTTTTTGAAAATGGAGATCCCATATCACTTGTTGATATCGGTGTTGAACTTTTTCCTAACCAATATGTTGTTGGTAAGTTTGGATCTCAATCATTGCTAGGCGTTGTTAAGGATAGCAAGATACACCCACTTACGAAAAATCTGGACACTCTAATAAAAGTAAGTGCTAGAAACAAGGAACAAAAGTTTGCACTAGATTTACTCACTAGAGATGATATAGATATTGTAACACTCTCTGGGATAGCTGGGTCTGGAAAGACTTTTTTGGCTCTAATGGCTGCACTTTCTGGAATTAATTCAAAAAAATACGATAGAGTAATTTTTACCAGAAGTATTCAGCCTGTTGGAAAAGAGATAGGTTTCCTTCCCGGAGATATCAAAGACAAGATGGATCCTTGGATATCACCGCTGGTTGATAACTTTAGACATGCTTTTCAAGATATCAGCTATTTTGAAGTAATGAGGGACAAAGGCAAGATAGAGATTGCTCCTATGGCTTTTATTAGAGGTAGAACATTTAATAGATCTATTATAATAGTAGATGAGGCTCAAAACGCATCTATTCATGAGTTAAAGACGATAATAACGAGAGTCGGAGAAGATTCAAAAATAATACTTTTAGGAGATGTAGAGCAAATAGATACACCCTACATAGACACTCTTTCAAACGGCTTGACAATTGTTGTTGAAAAATTTAAGAAAGAGAAAATTGCTGGTCACATTACTCTTCAAAAGGGAGAAAGATCAAAGTTGGCAACTTTGGCATCAAAGATAATTTAGTGCCTATTTAATCTTAGAGGTTAATATGGCAGGCACAACTTTTAAAAAAAGAAATAGAAATTTATTTAAAAGGGTATATCCCTACGTTAGAAGAGCACCGGTTTATGAATATTCTTCTGACCAAGAGACAGTAATAGAGGTAGCAAAAGTAACTTTTACAAACTCTAGCTCTGAAAGCTTTGTATTTACTTCTACTTTTTCATCGGCGCCAGTAGTTACAGTTGTATCTGTTGATTCTGAGTCAAATGATACAGCAAATGTCAATGTTTTTCTTACTAGCGTATCAACTACATCAGCCGCGATAGAGACTAGCCAGACATTTACCGGAACAGTTCATCTTCACGCTATCTTGATAGGTTCATAAATGGCTGGATCTGATAGTCTTACGGTTGAAATAGGTGAGGTAACTTTTACTAACTCATCCTCAGAAAATGTCACATTCTCGTCAACTCACAAATCTGTTCCCTCAGTAGTAGCTTCATATGAAGGATCGACGCCTGTCAATGTTTTTATTGCTACTGTAACAAAAACAGGTGCAACAATAGAAACTAGTTCCATAATTAATGGAGTAGTACACTTTCAAGCGATATCATCATAGTAGGGTTTAGTTTAACATGTCAAACGATTTTTCATCTAAACAAATAAGAGTTTCACAATTAATAGCATCTGGCGGAATAGCAGTACCGGGCCGGTCATGGAGTCCTGGGCTTGTAGTATACTCGGCTTCGAATGCATCTGATCTTTCGGGTGGAATACCAGCTAGCCTTCTTGCTGATTTATCATCCGATGTTTTCGTTTTCGTATCAGGGTCTAAGGATGGTGTAGTCAGGGGTGAGGGTGTTACACTATTTGGCGGTGATGTAGTTGTCTCTGGTACACTGTATGCTGAAAAGCAGGTTGTTGAAGTAGATGAGAATGTTACTGGGTCTTTAACTGTTCAAGGTAGCATGTTTGTATCTTCTAGTGCAACAGTCGCAGGAGGTTTAACTGTTAATCAAGATGCTGGTGGGACTACCGGGGACGGCATTGTTGTAAAAGGCAGTGTCTCAGGAAGAGAGCTCTTTAGAGCAAACCCGGGCACCAATACTGTTCTTATTCTTTCTGGAGGCTCAGAAAAATCTTTTAATCAATCTGAAGCATCGGGAATATCCTTCTTTGTCTCAGGCGGGATGGGTCCCGATTTTGATGTAGGGGTGTCTTTATTTGGCGGAGATGTTTTTGTCTCAGGTGGATTACGAGTAGAGGGTGAATTTGTTACGATTTCTGACTCTATCGATCACATGGGTGATCCTGATACATTTTTAAAGTTTGATACTGATAAGATAACGCTAGAGGCCGGTGGAAAAAATATGGCCCAGCTTATTGAAGATGGTGCAAATAACAGGGTGCTAATCTTATCAGGAGGTTCTGACAAGGCTTACGACGAATCATCGGGTAATGATATTGCCTTTTATGTCTCAGGCTCTGTTTCAAAAAGAGGAACTGGAGAAAGGGGTACAGCAGTATTTGGTGGAGACCTTCATGTTAGTGGAGCAGTTACCAGTGATACCACAAACTTTGGACAGTGGACAGACGCTGGAGCTTTCCTACATCCTGATGAGTACAGTGTTGAAAGCGTTATTGTTGGAGGTAACTCCCTGGGGGGTGCTGATATACTGCTAGCTGTGGATGGAGGTGCTGTATTTAATGAGCAGAGTAACAGTGTTGATTTTAGAGTTGAGTCTAATAATAAAACACATGCTCTAGTTGTAAGTGGATCTACAGATCAGGTTCTTATTCTTTCAGGAGGTTCAGATGCGTCATATAACGAAGCTTCTGGCGGTGACGTGGCACTCTATGTTTCCGGTGCTGTTGGAAGGAGAGGTTTTCCCGATGTTAGGGGAACCTCAGTATTCGGCGGTGACGTATACGTGTCAGGAACTCACTATGCCTCACACATAACAGCATCAGGTGATCTTACTGTTGGAAATGAACTAAAGGCTTCGGGTGATCTTCTTGTTTCCCAATATATCATACACGACGGCGACGGAAATACAAAGCTAGACTTTACCGATGACAAGCTTGTTTTCACCATAGGTGGTCGTCGATTCATAGATATGACTGAGGCGTCCACAGATACGATTGAATTCAATGCTCTTCAGTCTTCTAATTTTACATTCATTGTTAATAACTCCAGTAACGAAATGCTTACTATAAACGACACTGAGTTCGTTGTGAATGAGGAGGGTGCCCCGGATGATTTTCGAGTAGAAAGTAATACCAAGCAAAGAGCCATCTATGTAGACGGTGATAATCAGTTTATTCAACTTCTAGAGGATACTACCACTACGCCGGGATCAGATGCAGCGCTCTTTGTCTCCGGAGGAATAGGATCAAAACTAAGGGGTGTCAGAGGGGTATCAGTATTTGGAGGAGATGTTGTCATATCAGGATCTCTTTACGGGGGAAGTCCTCTCAGGGTGAGCGGAAGCATGGAGGTAACTGGAACACTTTCATCTACTCTGGGAATATCTGGATCAATAACGAACCTGGTTGACGGCACTTCCTACCTTGCTGCGGGTGCAAATATTACCATTACCTCAGCTTCAAATGGTCAGATATCAATAGCAGCTGCAGAAACAAATCCAGGCGGCTCAGATACACAACTTCAGTATAATAGTAACGGATCTTTTGGAGGAATATCGGGTGCTACCACAGACGGATCATCTGTCACATTTAGTGATAATGCCATACTCGTTAGTGAAAATATAATACACGCAGGCGATACAGATACAAAAATTACATTTGGGACTGATGCTATTAGATTTGATGTGGGGGGCAAAGAATTAGTAAACCTTAACGAAGACGAGTCAACAATAGCTTTTAATAGTGATAGTGATGCAATTAATACCGTTATTCACACAGATACTAAACTCGCTATTGCTGCTGGTACACCGCTAGGTGCAGGAAAAGATCAAGTATTGATAATGAGCGGAGGATCAGATGCTTCGTTTAATGAAGCGGCAGCTAATGATGTTCTACTCTACGTTTCAGGTGCAGTCGGTTCGCGAGGAACAGCAAATAGAGGTACTTCAGTATTTGGTGGTGATGTAGTTGTATCCGGAACTCTTTCATTAAACCAGAGTGCTGCAGCAGGAAGTCAAGTTTTCGTAACAACACAAGGAAGGGTTGGTATTGGAACAGATGCTCCAGACTATAAGCTAGATGTTGCAGGTAATATCGGCCTCAATGAATACATCTATCACAATGGCGATACTGATACCTACATTCGATTCACAGGCGATGATATTGAACTCGTGGCTGGCGGAGTAAGTGCTGTAGATGCTGGGACAGATCAAGTTCTAATTCTTTCCGGAGGTTCAGATGCGTCATATAATGAAGCTACGGGCGCAGATGTTTCAGTCTATGTCTCGGGATCTAGAACACAGATTGGAGGCCCAGGAGCCCTCACTACAGGAAGACACACTGGGCAAAGAACTAACACAATTTTTGGTGGAGATGTTGTATTTTCTGGAAGCATTTATGGTGCAGGAGAAATATCACCAGGAACAACAGCAGTCCACGTCTCGGCCGGTGTCTTGCAATTAGATGCTTCAACACAGATAGCTTTTTGCGATAATACCGGGACATCTCCGGGATTTGGAGGAGCCCAGTCTACTGACACGTTCTTTAGTGTAAGCGGGAGCATAGGTTCAATAAATAGCACCTCTATCAAAGGAGTATCTGTATTTGGTGGTGATGCTGTTGTATCTGGATCCTTTAGATCGGGTGGGCAGCTTCATATAACGACCCATAAATCTTCACCAGGAAATAGTACTGCCGCCTATCTTAGATTTGATTCAGATGGGTCAGATTCCCCAAACCCGGGTGGAAATAACAAGATGGTTACACCATACAACGGTAGATTGGTCAAGGTCATCGCCAGGGGGGTCAATGCACCGGGAAGCACTGTAATAGGATTTCATAGAAACTCAGACGGAAGTGCTGAACTAAATCCCACAACTACTGAGGATATTACGGTAGATATGGCTGCTGGAAATACTGCCTATACATTTAACTTTACTACTGCTGCTGACTGGGCAGCAGGAGATATAGTTGGATTAAAAGTTAATCCTAACTCTGATCCAGGGGCGCTTGTAGTTACAGCAGTATGGGAATTTGATAATATCTGATAGTGTAAATTAAGTCAAATTATCCTCTCTAGATAGTTAATTATTAGTGTTATTAGGCATCTTAGTATTTCTATCTCTATTTGTAGTAATTGTATAATAATATCTCTCTAATAGTATCTCTAATAGTATATTAATAATATCTCTATAAATAGAGATATAATATATTCTATCCCTCAGAGAGCAGATAATTTCAATAAAAATTAAACTTTAATCTTCTTCTCAGTATGATTCAATCAGGCATCAAAAAACATATGTGAGTAAGAGATTGATAACTAGTTTTGATAGTAATATTTTTCCTGAGAAAAAAGAAGAAAAGCACACTTTAGTCCCCTCAGACGCTGAGGTTGTTTTTGTATCTGATGTGTTCATTGAGGAATATGTGGGAGGAGCAGAGCTTAGCTCAGAGGCTTTGATTGAGTCTTCTCCGTTTAATGTTTTTAAAGTAAAATCTAGTCAAGTTTCAATGGAGACTCTTGAGTCGGGTCATAAGAAATTTTGGATATTTTGCAATTTTGCTTCAATGGATTTTGACTTAATTCCCACAATAGTTTCAAATTTAAAATATGCGATTGTTGAATATGACTACAAATATTGTAAATACAGGTCTGTAGAAAAACATCAAGTTGCAGAAGACAAGCCCTGCGACTGTCACGATCAACCTTTTGGAAAGATGGTGTCAGCATTTTTATATGGTGCCAGATCTCTATGGTGGATGTCAGAGAAACAACAAGCTCACTATAACAACCTCTTCCCTTTTCTAAAAGAAAAACCAAGCATAGTTCTTTCTTCTATATTTAATGATAGTTTTTTTCTAAAGGTCAAAGAGCTTAGACTTGAAAGTAAAAATTTGAATAGGACGGGTTATGTTATTGTAGGGTCAAATTCCTGGATAAAGGGTTTGCAAGACTCCATTGCATATTGTGAAGAAAATTCTTTAGATTATCAGGTAGTGTGGAACAAACCTTATAATGAATTACTAACAATACTGTCTAGATCAAAAGGCCTGGTGTTTTTACCAAGAGGGGGAGATACCTGTCCCAGACTTGTCATAGAAGCTAAGCTTCTAGGTTGTGATCTAATATTAAATGAAAATGTTCAGCATAAAGATGAAATCTGGTTTGACACAGATGACATGTATGACACGGAGGCATATCTATATGCTGCTAGGCATAGATTTTGGGAAGCCATAAAGTCTAATATGTTTTATAACCCAACTATAAGCGGATATACCACTACACTCAACTGTATAGATCAAAATTATCCTTTTGAAGAATCAATTACGTCACTATTGGGTTTCTGTGATGAGGTCGTAGTAGTTGATGGCGGGTCTACGGACGGAACATGGGAGAAATTAAATAAGATTGCCAGTGAAAATGAAAACATGATTATCCACCAGCAATCGAGAAATTGGGATAGCAAAAGATTTGCAGTTTTCGATGGTTTACAAAAAGGGCTGGCAAGATCTCTATGCAATATGGACTATTGTTGGCAACAAGACGTTGATGAAATAGTTCACGAAAGAGACTATGTTAGGGTCAGAGATCTTGTAAAGAGTATTTCAACATCAATAGATCTTTTATGCCTCCCAGTAGTAGAGTATTGGGGAGGAACAGAAAAGGTAAGAATAGATGTAAATCCGTGGAAGTGGAGATTAAGTAAGAATCTACCGCACATTACTCACGGGATTCCTGACAAATTAAGAAAATTTGATGAAGATGGGGATCTTTATGCTGCCCCGGGAACAGATGGCTGCGACTATGTCAGAAATAATGACTATAGTACGATTAAATTTTCAACTTTCTACACAAATGAAGTAGAGGGTGTGAGAAGAGCTTGTATGGTGTCCCCTTCTGTCGCGGCAGAGCAAGGAGAAAACTTTCTAAGAGATGCTGTTAAAAATTATGAAAACTGGATGAATGTAATGGTAGACTCTCTACCTACAGTTCATCATTACTCATGGTTTAACATAGAAAGAAAAATTAAAACATATAAAAATTACTGGTCTTCCCACTGGCAGAGTCTATACGATATAAAACAAGAAGATACTTCTGAGAACAATATGTTCTTTAATAAGCCATGGTCTAAAGTTTCTGATAAAGATGTCTCTGAAATGGCCTCCAAGCTTTCAGAAAAAATGGGAGGATGGGTTTTTCATTCAAAGGTAGATTTTAGAAAATCCACCCCACATGTAAAATTAAACTGTAACCATCCTGAAATAATGAAAGACTGGATTAAAGAAAACGCCGGAAAATAAAATGAAAGTAATATTCATATCACCTTGCTATAATGCTTCTAGAAATCTGGACAATCTAGTAAATTCAGTTAGATGTCAAAAAAATGAAAATTGGAATCTAATTTTAATAGATGATATTTCAGATGACGATACATTTGAAAAAATGAAATCTATATCAGAAGAGAAACGAAACTCTGATAAAAAAATCAAGATAGTAAAGAACGATGAAAAGAAATATGCCTTGAGAAACATTATAGAAGCAGCCAGAGATTTTCAGGATCAAGATTACATTATTGCTGTAATAGACGGTGATGATCAACTTTGCAATGAAAGCACTGTTGATATTCTGATAAAAGAATATAATAGTGGCAACGACGTGGTCTGGACCGGACACAGATGGGATATTAACGGAATGAATATTTCAAAAGACATGCCCTTTCATGTTGATCCGTACCATTGGCCGTGGTGCTCTTCTCACCTAAGAACGTTTAAGTCAAGCCTGCTTAATAAAATACCTGATTCTAATTTTAAAGATACTTTTGGAAACTGGTTCAAAAGAGGATATGATCAGGCCCTTATGCTACCGGTGATACGAGTCGGTGAGAGTAGAAAGTATGTAGATGAAATTTGCTATCAATATAATATTAATTCAGTATCTGTTTCAGATAGAGACTGGGCTGAGAAAATACAGCATAGCACAGTAAACCTGGTTAGGTCACGGGGATTTTTAGAAAAATAAAGAGAAGCCGAATGAAAGGAATAATACTTGCCGGAGGCCTGGGCCAGAGACTTTACCCCTTGACAATGGTTACAAATAAGCACCTGCTTCCAGTTGGAAGAAAACCAATGATATTTCATCCAATAGAAAAACTAGTTGGTGCTGGAATAAAAGATATTACAATAGTTACAGGAACTAATCATGTTGGGAACATGATAAGATTGCTGGGTAGCGGAGACTCGTTTGATTGTAACTTTACGTATAGGGTTCAAGATAGTCCTGATGGCATCGGAGGAGCCCTAAAGCTATGCAGGGACATAGTAGGTAATGAAAAATGTGTTGTTATTCTTGGAGATAACATGTTTGAAGATGGGTTGAGCAAGTTCATCGAAAAATTTAATAAATCTGATTCTTCCTGTATGCTTCTCTTAAATAAAGTAGAAGACCCGTGTAGATTCGGTGTCGCTGTAATAGAAAATAAAAAAATAGTTAAAAT